GGCATATTCTGGCAATCGGATGTGGATCGCCAAGATCGGATGCAAGAACAATATTCTTTTCGGCGATCCACATCCGATTGCCAGAATATGCCATGTGAGTCCCAGTTGGAATGTTGTGATCCTGATTGCCAACCTTGTCAGACCCATCCCACCACCCCGGCGCAGAGATGCCATCTTGCATCATCACGATTGTGTGTGCTGGAGTGACCAATTCGTTTTCGGAAGTTGCTAAATTGGCAGTCTTCGTAGCTAAAGCAAAGGTGATGTTCTCGACATCTTTGTCGAACTTGATGTTTGTCAGCTTAAAATCATTCCAGTTCTTTGGCTGAACCAATGGAAATGGCGCATAATAAACAGAACCATCAACTGCAAATACAATGTAGCTCAATTCTTGCTGTACGACTCCCTCGCCATTCACATCAAAAATCTTCGCAGGAACTACAGTCGTGACTCCGTTTTCTTCGCGGCTGAATGATGCGTCCTTTTGCTTGTTAGCTTGAAATATCACTCCACCTTGCAGGTTGCCGGGAGGCAGGCTTAACCGCATCGCATAGCCGGGCCGGGTCTGCGCGATGCCGCCGCGAATCGATAGGTTGACTCCCCACTTAAACTGGTTCTCTGGCAACGCCCAAGGATTCCGCACCGAATTGACTCCCTGCGTCCATCCAGTTGAAACCTTTTGAAGTCTGCCTGATGTGATGTTGTCGCTTTTCATCTAGAACATCACGGGTTCTTCGCCATCGGCGTAAACTAGATTTTGGATTTGCGGAGGTTGGAATGCGTGACCATCAAGATGCTCTTGCTGGTTTTTCAGATAATTGAAAGCAACACCCCAGTAGCGAACTGCCTGCTCTGCGAAATCTTTGTCTTCCAGATCGCAAGCATGAACGGCAGTAATGATCGCCCTCTCATGCTCAAGCGGAATATAATCCTGCATGGAAGTAATTGTTGGCGGGGTCAAACGATATGCGATCCGCGCCCAAGCACACTTCTTGCCGATCCGAATTCTGCGATAACTTGGATTGATTTCGTCTGGATGGTACTGACCGATCAGAGTCATGTCATTGCTGCGTCCGTAATCGAAAGCGTAAAGCGACACATAACCATCGGTCTTCGGCTTTTCAATGTGCGACACAGTCTTGACCAATACTGGGCCTTGCACACTATCAACAAAGAATTTCGAGGTTGTTTTATTTCCGCTAGTCAAATACTCAACTCGCCCAGTTGTAGACGATAGGTTTTGAGCGTTGGCAAGCGTGTTATACAACTCAAATTCGTCGGAATTAATCTTGCGAACATAGTATGTTGTTCCTGCAACTAGTCCGTTAGGCAACACATCATTCTCTGCCGCTCTAACCGAGATTTTATCTCCAGTCTCGTACAAGCAAGCAGGCGCATAAATGCTAGTCGAAGGCTGAACTGTCATCACTCGGCGAATGTCTAAAGTCAAACGACCTGAACCGGGCGTTGTGATAGGAACTAGCGTTCCGCCTTGATAAACTTTTACACGATTGCCAAACAATTTGATTGTGTAGTCTGTGCCAGCAACAAGCGGATTAGGCAATGTGCCAGACGATGTGAAATTCACTATTTCGCCATCTTCGATGAACTGGATATTGTCTGGTTCAATCAAATTGTCATAGACGCTAGGAGTGACGCTAAACCGGATTCCAAAGTAAGTTTGTCCAGTACCGAATGCGGTCGCGACAACTTGCCCAGTTGTGCCTCCAGCAATGGCATTTGCTTCGCTTGTATAAACTCGACCGGATTCATCCGTGTCCTTGCGTAGCCAGAATTGCGTTACTCCGTTATCAATTGATGGCGATGTCGTAGGTAGCAAGAAATCAGTTCCAAAGTAGAATCCTTGAGTCTGACCTAACGACGAATAATCCCCGCGCCAATTTCCTGTGAATGCAACTCCAAAAGACCTAGAAAGCACCACATATAAGGTTCCAGACCCAGCAGACTTAATATCTACATCAGAATAATCTGTTCCTTTAATTGTAAAGGTCGTAGAAGTTGGATTCTCTGCTCGATATGCAGTACCTGCTGTTAAAGGTTGTGGCAATGTGCCAGTTGATTGAAACTCAACAAACACACCAGTCGATGGAGAAAGCGTCACGGCAGGAGCAGATGTGTATCCACTTCCTTGCGTGATGATGTCAATCGATGTTACTTGACCACCAGAAATATTTGCTTTTGCAGTCGCTCCAGTTCCTCCACCACCCGTAATTTTCACTTGCGGTGCTTCTGTGTAACCAGAGCCACCAGAGATTTGAGTGAAACGAGAAATGAAAGATGTAGTAATTGATGCGGCAGCAGTTGCTTGATTCCCAGAAGCAACTTTGGCGGCAGTAATATTTCCGCTAGCATCTACCAGAGCAGAACCAACAGAATAGGTAAATGTATTAGTACTTACATTCGATATTGTTTTTGTTCCATTGTAATCGTTCGGAGATGCGCCAGAGATTAAAATTTGATTTCCGTTAGCAAATCCATGCGCGACAGCAGTTGTTACTGTTGCAATCAATGTGCTGGGATTTGTAACGATGGAAAGGACTGTAAAATTTGTTGTTGTCGGAGGATCAATTGTTACAGTCGGAGGCGAAGAATAGCCTAACCCTGCATCGGTAATAATCACTTCAGAGATTGTATTGCTAACAGTATTTCGGATTGCGTAGCCTTTTGCCGTGCGTGATTGCTGCCCAACTGGAGGAGTCGGAGGGTCGCTAAAAGTAACATTCGGCTCGGTAGTGTAGCCAGAACCAGACGCAGACACGCGAACGCTAGTAACTGACCCAACAGGAACAGCACTAAACTGCGCTCCAGCACCGGATGGAACAGGAATTGAAAGCCCCGGAGCAGTAATTTGATTGGTAGTGCCAACCACCGCAGTCGCAGGAATCAATTTTACCAACGAAACAACGCCACTTCCGGGCGTGATCAGCACAATCGGGTTTACAAAGAATGTAGTAGATGAAGCATTGGCATCCGCTTGATTTTCGTGCAGAGTGATCGTTGTTGCATCGATCACATTTACAAAATAATTTTTGTTGGCAATTAAAGGACGAGGCAACACGCCACCAGAAGTGAATGCCTGAACTTGGTCGCCATCCACGAACAAGTGTGGAACAACGAAGGTTAGTTTGGTTTCAGGCGCAATCTCTTTTCGGATATCAACATTGATTGGATCAGTTGATCCTGTTGTGTAAACCTCTCCATAGTTGTTTTGAGAGTTCTCTTCAGTCTCAAAAATCTGAAGATTGGTAGAATCTAAAAGATTTCCGAAATATGTTGTCTCTGTCTTTAGAGGCGCAGGCAAAGTTTGGCCCGGAGGAAAGAAAATTGGATTTGCTACGGAAATTCCAATTGCAGGAGCAATAGCAAAACGAAGAGCAGTCACAACTCGACTTGCTCGTTCATCAAGGAACTCCAAAGGCCCAGCACCGACGATTGATTGCAATGAAATCGGGTAATCGCCCGATTGCGCGTTTAATGAGTCATTGAAAATCTTGATCGTAAGAGCATCGATCACGCCAATGTAATATGTCTGCCCATCAGAAAGCGGCACAGGAATGGTTCCGCTAATCGGCGTGATGCTCATCCCTTCACCAGAATTTAATTGATGAGGAGTTGCGGATTTGAAAGACTGGATCGGAGTGATGCCAACCTCGCGGGTCACAATATTCGCGCCAGATGGAGAGATCGTTCCAAAAGCAAAATCAGAAGGTGAGTTGATCGGAATTAGCAACCCATCAACCCCAGTTCCATCCGCTAATTGACTGCGGATTGGACGATTCGTGTCGTTAGTGCCTACAACCCGGATAACTTTGCCAACATCGTTAGATGATTCCGCAATAGCTACGAGTTCGGAAGGCTGAATGATTTCCATCAAGGTCGCCACATAGCCTCGATCATCCCATGCCCACTCGACAGGATTGAACATCCCGCCCTTGTTTACATGATACTGGAAAAGCCGATTGCGGAAGTATGTCGGACTGCCATCAACATTGACCGCAAGAGGCACAGAAACGCCGCGAGGAAGCGCAATGGAGCAACCATCCCATCCTGTGCAAACATCGACTTCAGCAGTCGAATGCATCCAATGCCCAGACTCCATAAGAGTCTGAACTGCCTGCGAGATTTTTCGGAAAACCTTGCTCTTATCAGTCGTTCCTAAAATCTCCGCGCATTCTTCGTAGATTTGCGAAACAAACATGATTAGACAGCACCACGAGAGAGTTCTTGAGCGAAAGCGGCAAGATCAGCATCTTCAGTCTCGCCGGGAGCAGGAGCAACAGGCATTTCACCTTCACCAGCACCTGCGGCTTGCTGCTCCACCTGAACTGCAAGAGCATCGATTGCCTCTGCCAATTGCACGACAATGCCGTGTAATTGGTCGAAAGTGGTCTTGGGGATGCTCATCATTACCTCGCCACCTTCAGGGGCGGCAGGAGGCATTGGTGCTTCATTCATAGCCTCCATAGGCATTGGATTATCTTGTTTTTTCATAAATTAGTCTTCTTCTTCGCTACCACCAATTTCGATTTCGATTTTGGTCTTTGGCTTTTCTTCCGCTTCTTCAAGTCCGCTCTCAATGGCATCCTCATCATCCATCTCTTCGTCCTCGGATTCCATTTCCTCTGAACCTTCAGGCTTGATTCCACAGATGCAAAGTTCTACGCAATGACGCTTCTCGATCTTGCCATCACGCATCATCGTTTCGTTTTTCTCCATGACCTTCTTAAAGTAAATCATGGCAGTTCCTTCTTTTGGCAAATTTTTCAACGCTTCTGCATTTTCAAAATAAAGCGATGGATAATGGTATTCGCTTTTCGGCATTTCCATGTCCATGTTAATTGGTTTCACAGGCTCACCAAGGTCTTCAAACCCGGATGGCAGATCATATTTTTCAGATGTGTAAGGCATATTGTTTTATTATTTAATAAATAAAAAAAGTCAAGAATTTTATTTCACTTGCCAATCACGAATGCAAATATTTTTTGGCAAATTACCTTTTATAATGTTATTTGATGCAAGATCATTTGGATTTGCGCTAGAACCGAACGGCTTGCTTGTATCCCTATTTTTGAATTTCGATCCAGCCATGTAGAAATATTTAATGACTCCAGACCTTGATCCAAGCCAAATAGCAGGAAATACAAGTTGATTTAATTTTGACTTGAAAGAACCATCATACTTAAATGTATTGTTGATGATTTTATTGAAACTTGGAGTCTGATGACGAATCGTTCCGCCTTCTCCTAAGTTCCTGTAAAGATAAATGCCACCAAAATCAAGAAAATGAAAGGTATTGTTTTGAATTGTATTGTGTGCGGAACCATCAACAGCAATAGCTTCTCTTTTGGTTTTTGTCTTAATGATGTTGTTTTGAATCTTGTTATTGGCCGATTCGCAACACAAATAGATTGAAACGGATTCCGTATGACCAGTTAATTCACTGTTCTGTAGAGTGATATTCGTGCAACCGGGAGCCACATAGAATGGAGTCCTGACATTTGCTTCTATTTTAATATTATCAAAAACAATATTCTTCGGAGCAACTGATTGAGCATACTCTGTATGGTTTTCGTTCTTAGATGATTCTCTGACAAGCTCGCCCTCTCCATTTATTCCAAGACCAATAACTCTAACAGAACCTTTAATTACAAAGTTCTTGATCGTGATGTTTTCTGGAATCAACCATTTTCCTGCTTGCTGAACAGACTTTATAAGCAAGCAGTCGTTTCCATCCAATATCTTTCCATGACCATCAATTATACTCCCATTTTGGGAGCTTCCTTCTATGATAAGTGTCTTGTTAGACATCATATTCGGATGAACTAATCTCAATCTCCGAATTGTCATTCATGGTATTATCCTCAACATCCCCATCTATTTCGTAGTCTGCTTCCATATTAAGGATTTCTTGGAGTTCTTGAAATTTCATACCAAGCATTTCCAAGATGAATAAGCGTTAAAGAATTACCATTTGCTGTTGTAAAGTTTCCATCAAGAACCATTTCATTTGAATTTGGTGTAGGAGATGTTGCTGTTTGAACTATTAAAACACCAGTAAAAATAAGAGTTACTTGCCTTCCAGTCCATCCATAATTTAACAAATTAAAATTATTTGTTCCATTTACAAAAAAAGTTGATCCATTTTGAAATAGATTACATGATCCTCCAGATGGAGTTACACTTTGAGATACTATTCCAGAGACAGGATTAATATAAGTGGATAGTCCTACATTGTTATTCGATCCAATTAAGGTTTTTGAATTATTTACAGTTGCATTAATTACTTTTGTTGTAATATTGTAGCAATAATTGTTATCAAATATTAATTCAGATGTTGCGCTTGTTGTTGAGACAGCAAAACTTACATCTCTGATTCCGCTTCCTTTAATTATTGCATTACCATTGTAAATTAAAACTCCGTGAGTTGACCCACCCCAACAATTATATGATTCAATAGTTACCCATCCTGTTTCATTATCCATAAATATGCCAGCAGATGCTTGAGCAGCACATTGACATCCAATAATTCTTGTATCCAAACATCCTCCTTCTATTGTAATTCCAATAGAACTTGGATGACCACCGGGAACATTATCAAATCCACATCCAAGCAATGTCATTGAATTTACATCAGAAAGTTGACATCCTCTAAAATATCCATAAGAAAAACAATTTGTCAATTTACACCAGTCATTAACAGTTGAAAACTTATATGCTGTTCCAGACCTTATTATTGTTGATCCTGCTCCCCATGCAATGGATGCAAACGGCCAAGCGTGACAATTAGAGATATATGCAATATCGTAACAAGTAATAATCTCAATTCCATTTACATTGTCCATGTAAACATACTCAATTCTTGCTCTTTGATGTCCTTGAGAAAAATATGCTTTATTAAACCCAAGTATCATTGAATGACTAACTGATACATCGTCATCTTGCGCTATAATTGCTGTTCCAGTAAATGCAGACGCATTTTGAACAGGGAAAACCATACCTTTTCTGTAAATTAATAGTCCAGAAATACTGGAGCCTCCTTTCATATAAATTGAAACACCCGCAGTTGCTGCGTCCAATATAATTGCACCGCCAAGATTATTATATGGTGCGGATGAATTATCTTGAGGACTACCAACAAATTTATGAGGGCCAACTAATGATACATTTGGCTTTATAATTAATCCATTTAAATCAATAAGACATTTCATTCCATTTGGAATAAAAACAGTTCCTCCTGCTGCGCCCAAACTATCAATAGCTGCTTGAATTGCTGCTCTGTCATTAGTAACCCCATCACCTACAGCTCCGAAGTCTTTCACATTCACTACATCTGCGAACCTGTCGGCCAATTGCCTTGCCGTAGTCGATCCAGTCGCGAGAGCCGTAGCACTTGATGCGTTGCCAGAGAATGTTCCTCCTCCAGTAATATCTCCTGTGACATCAGCAATAATTGCCTGTGTAAATGTCTTTTTTCCAGTAATAGTCTGCTCGGTATCTGTAGTGCAGATATTCGGAGCTATTACTGCTTGTGTAGCTTTTGTTATTGCCATATTTTTAGTTTAGTTAAGAATTTCGGGCCAAATTGATTTGATTCCAGCAAGATCATCAGGAAGCGTAGTCAGCGTCACATCGCGCAATGCTTGCTTGTCTGCGGCAACTGCGGCTTTCTTTGCTTCATCATTCACTTCTACTGCTTTCATATACTCTACATCAAGTTTGTCAAGTTTAGGCTTGCGAGCAGCACGGAACTTATCAAGATGAATAGCTTTGGCTTTCTCGATATTTACCTTTGCGCCAAGTTCAGCGTCAAATTCGTATGCGTTGAAGTAGTCGTTATCAATGTCAACTGATTCAACAATCTTGTATTCTACGCCTTCTGGAACATCTTTGATTGCGTCATTAACATCTTCAGTAGGAATGACTACTGCTACTTGTCCGTTTGGTTGTGGGTAGGTGATAAGCATAAAATTAATTGGAAAATGCAGTAATGTTAATTTCTGGAGAATCTCTATAAGATGCTCCATCTGTTGTTGCAATATAAATTTGACTTTGTGTTTTAGTCCCTAATCTAATGTCTTGAAACGCAAGCCAACCTATGCCAGTAGAAAGATTAAGTGTTGATCCATATACTGTAGAATAATTTGTATCAGTAAATGCGGTAGTAAAGTTTACAATATAGTTTCCTGTTCCTGTTTTTGTAATGCTGGAGACATTGTAACTGGAGCGGATCGCGCCGGGACTCGTAGTGCCATTAAAATTCACCCATGCTTTAGCAATCTGCTTCTGTTCATTAGTGCCAAGTTTTGCTGCGGTGACTGAACCATTTGCAATCTGCGTTGCTCCTACTGCGTTAGCTGGAATAACAGCACTCGTCAGCGTAGTCGCATCGTTAAAAGTAATTCCTGCGGATGTAATTGTTGTTGGCATAAGATTAGTTTCCGAAGACTATCGCGTTAGTATCAATAAAATCTGATTTAAGAGCATTTTGATTAAATGTTGTTATTCTAAAAGTAGATTGAGTTTGTGTTGATATTGAAACTCCACCAATAACAATTCCGGTTCCATTTATTCTTCCGTTTCCACCGCCAACATTTACGCAATAATTCGCATCACTCATTGGAATTGTAAGTGTAATCGTATAATCTCCTTCAGCATTCCTCAATACACTCGTCACATTCCCACTTGAACGAATAAGACGATTTGTATTTGCCGTGCTTACTGCACCAGTAGTGTCGCGTGTTCCATCGAAGTTCACCCATGCACGGCAGGCGTAAGCAGGAGCAGAACCAGTTGTAGTGGAGAACTTCGTAGCAGTATCTGCGTTGCCTGTGACATTCCCAGTCAGATTAGCCGTAATTCCAGAGGTAGTCAGCGTAGCGGCAGTCGTGCCGTTGACTTTGATATACCCTTGCGCGAGGGAACTATCGTTTTCGAGTGTGAGTGAAGTTGCCATTATTCGTAAGATATGTTAATTGTTCCAGCGTCAAATGTGTCTGTGCCGTTTACTGTTGTGATGCGGAGTCTGTCTAATGCACCAGAAAGCGAAACTGAACCTGCTCCAACAATTTCAAATGTATTTCCAGATTGATTAAAATAAAAACAATGAGAAGAAACAAATGAATTTGATGACATTAATGTTAATGTCATATGTCCAGTAATAAAATTAACTGAAGACAGCGATTGAATAACAAATCCATTATTATATACTGGGAAACCAGTTCCGGTTACTGTTGTCTCTCTGCTTGCAGAATTATATCCAGTTGTTTGAATGCTTCCAGAACCAATTTGAATTAATGGTTGGCTGCTTCCGTTAGTGGAAACACCATCAAACATCACAGTAATCCGCTTTGCCCAACTCGGAATGCCAGTAAAGTCAACAGCAGTTCCAGATGCGGTTTGTGCCGTTGCAAGAGTAATAGAACCACCAGATGACGATGTTAAATAATCTGTTCCAGCCACAGCTTGTGATACAACTCCAGATGTTGCTTTAAGGATGCCTGTAATTGATCCTACTGTTGCTCCCGGCGTTACTACTCCAGTTGTTCCATTTAATGTGATTGGCATAATTTTTATCCTTTATACTACTGTCCAAACTGATCCACTTGGGATGGTGACTGTAACACCAGCATCAACTGTGATTGGCCCAGCAGACATTGCGTTTTTATTTGTCGTGATAGTGTAGCTGGCAGTTACGACTTGATCGTTCTCCCAGAAGATAGCATCAGTTCCAGCACCAGTTGCGCCCCCACCTGTCCCAGCAGGCCCGGTCGCACCAGTTGCACCAATTTCGCCAACTCCAGTTGCTCCAGTCGCTCCACCAGCAGGCCCGGTTGCGCCCTCAATGCCGTTTAACGACACAATAACAATATTGACTCCGCTTGCAGGAGCAGTTGTCAAAGTAATCGTGTAAGGACTGCCAGAAGTGATGCTGTAATTGTTTGGGTCTTGAACAACGCCATCAAAAGCTACAAGAAATGCAGTTTGAAGCGTTGAAATAGCACCAGCAATATCATAAACGAGCGTTGTTCCATCAGAAACATAAGCCCAACGAATTCCGCCAGCAGGAGATGGCGCACCAGTCGCCCCTGTCGCGCCAGTCTCGCCAATTCCAGTCGCCCCTGTCGCACCTTCAGGCCCGGTTGCGCCAACTAATCCAGAACTAACGATGGCAAAAATCAGATTTTGCGCGTCAGCAAATTGAGATGTGCCGCCAGATGAAACTAAAGTCACCGGAATCGCCACATAGCTATTAACAACAACAGTCGGAGTTGCGGAAATTTCCCAAGTTTGGAAATTGTCAGAGTCACCTTGGTCTTGGATTACAAATTTGTCCCCAGTCTTGAACAATGGGAAGAAAACATCAATGTCGTTGCCAAGAGAATCAAGGTGAGAAAGTGTTACAGTAGTCGCAGAAGTTTGCGTGATGTTATCCCAGATAATTCTCCCGGCAGCAGGAACTCCAGAAATATTTACTGCGTCAGCTTGATAGTTATAGAACGATGCAGATTGTCCCGGCAAGCCTGTTGCGCCGATTGGCCCAGTTGCTCCTGTGCTTCCTTCAGGCCCAGTCGCTCCTGTACTGCCTTCAGGCCCGGTTGAGCCTGTTGCGCCCTCAAGACCAGTCGCTCCCGTGCTACCTTCAGGCCCGGTCGCTCCCGTGCTACCTTCAGGCCCAGTTGCTCCTGTGCTACCTTCAGGCCCAGTTGCTCCAGTAGCCCCGCCCGGATCACCTTGCGGCCCAATTGGCCCAGTAGCACCTAAACCGCCATCTCCAGCAATGCCAATTTGCCAATCAGCAAAATTTCCTGATCCTTGAACTGTATCAATGTACAATTCAACCCACGAATTGTTAACCTCGACAACATTGCCTTCAACCCAATCTGGTGGATATGCCGATCCAGCAACTGCGCGAAGCCTGCTTCCGTATGTCCAACCAACTTCTGCGGTCGGGCTATAATAGAAAATCTTTTGTCCTAACGAAATATCATGCGCTGTAAAACTCTGACGAACAATTACAGGAGAAATTCCAGTTGCACCTGTGAGTCCAGTTGCTCCTCTTAATCCTGTTGCGCCAGTAGCACCACCGGGATCGCCCTGCGGCCCGGTAGCACCAGTAATTCCCATGATTCCAGTTGCGCCAGTCTCGCCAGTTGCGCCAGTCTCGCCAGTTGCACCAGTCGGCCCACCGCTAGGCCCAGTCGCTCCTGTTAAGCCTGTTGCACCCGTTGCGCCCTCGCCTGTAGCTCCAGTTGCTCCAGTCTCGCCCGTTGCGCCAACATCACCAGTTAGTCCGGTTGCGCCTTCTGGGCCTACAAGTCCAGTTGCCCCTTGAATACCATTCAACGAAACTATAACAATTTCTGATCCAGATGGAACAGGACTTGAAGTAGTTAAGATGTTACCAGAAATAGAATAATTATTTGGGTCTTGAACAACTCCATCAATAGTTACCAAAAAGGCAGTAGCCATTTCGGAAATTGATCCAGTTACATCAAAATTTGTTTCTACATCGTCTCCGATATATGCCCAACGGATACCGCCAGCGGGAGAAGCTAATCCAGTTGCGCCCGTTTCTCCGGTTGCGCCTGTTGCGCCCGTAGCTCCAGTCTCACCAGTAGCACCTGTAAGCCCGGTTGCGCCCGTAGCTCCAGTCTCGCCAGTTGCGCCAGTTAATCCTGTTGCGCCAGTTAATCCCGTTGCTCCGGTCGCGCCTTTAAATGTTCCATTATTAGCAAGGCGAATGAAATAGCACATCAATCCTTCGTCATTAAGTCGAGGTTGATCAAATATTTCAATGGTATTATTAGGATCGCAAGGGATGTTCCAGACCACTCTGCCATCCACAACTGATTTAGTAATTTCTCCGTAGAGAGCATTTACAAGATTGGAAATCAAAGAAGGAACCGATTCAGGAGAAACTTGAGGATATGGAATATCCTGACGGCAGATATTGTTATAGTCGTTGTTGCAACTCATAATTATGCTTCAATTAAAAGATACGGGATTGTTGTTTGAGAATATCTGTCCATCTGTTCGTAAACAAGCGTCTGGAACGCTAGCCATTGGCCGGGAGGGATTGTTTGACACCCCAAAGACGATGTTGATGTGTGCGATCCACGATGAATATTGATATGGTAGCCTGTTGAGATGCCTTTGCCATCGCGCAGAACAGGCAATGCTTCGTTTTTTGTAGCTGGACGAAGAGCAGGATACCCCGGCCCTTTAGAGATGCCGTGCCTGCCCTTCCTGTAACGATAAAGACCGGGTAGCAAGACTGCCACCCCTTCGCGATGATAAGAAGGATCGGTATTGGCATTAAAAGACACATAGGCAGAAGGCGAAATTACAAAAATTGCATCATCATAGATGCCCCTTTGATTGCCTGATGGTTGAAAGGTTTCAGAATAATATCCTCTGATTCCAAGCAAAACAACAGAATCTAATATCCCTGCTTTTTTAATTATGCTCAAAGATTTTTCTTTTGTTTGTTTTGGCCTTGACTTTGGAATCATCATATATTACTATTCGTTTTATGAAAACTTGCTGTCGTTGTAATATTCAAAAGGAATTGAGTGAATTTGTCAAATCTAGCAGATCGAAAGATGGATTCTGTAACAGATGCAAATCTTGTCATAGAATTGCAAGCATTCAATCGTGTAGAAATAATCCAGATGGCAGAAAGAAGGCTTGCTTGAAATATTACGAAACACACAAACAAGAACACATCAAAAGATGCATTTCTTGGGCTAAAAGAAACCCCCAAAAAGTCAAAGAGATTAAGTTGAGATGTCTTCAAAATATGACAGAAGATCAAATTGAAAAATTCAATCAATGCAGAATAAAATCCGCTAAAAAACAAAGACAAAAATTCTCTGATAAATATAAAGCAAGAAATAAAGTAAACAATGCTGTCGCTAAACAAAAAATTCCAAAGGTTTCCACATTGCAATGCATAAATTGCGGGAGTCAAGCAAGCCAATATCACCATCATAAAGGATATGATGAAAAACATTGGCTTGATGTTGTCCCTATGTGTATTCCTTGTCATTCTTTGGTTAAATAACAATCATTTTCCTTTACGAAGCACATTAATTAAACCTACTAAACCTAAACCAGCAACAAGGATTTGATTCTGCAACTCTGGATCAAGTTTTACTCCAAGTGCCGTAGCTACAAGGATTAAACCGCGCCATGTAGAGTTCTCGGACAGACGCTCCAATAAGATATTTACAATTTTCATTTGTCTTTTATGGTTTTTGAGAAGTGCTGCCAAGCATATACTACATTGTCATCAGCTTCTCGATCTGGATTTGCATATGGAACATACGAAACTGACAACTTAATCGCTCCAAGTTTACCTTGATGCTCTCCGGTTGGCGGAATCGGTATACTCACACATGACGAAAGATACATTAACGAAATCAATGTCAAAAAATATTTCATTTTGCTTTTGGTTTTTTATCTTTGCTCAATTTTGATAGCATCACATAGATGCTAACCCAAGCAGCAGCAATAGCTGAAATTGAAGCTAAAATACGGAACCATACATCTAATTCAGGTAACATAGAAATAACAACAGCAAATATACTGAAGATTGTACCAGTAATCCCGGTTCCTTGCGAATAAATTCCGTTGTCTGAGTTCATTTTGTTCCTTCTAATTCGTATGCCCAAGGCAAGTTAAGTTCTGCCGCTTTTGCTTCACATTCTTCTTGTGTTCCGCAAAATATGTTTTCTTGTGTAGTTGTTATTCCGATAACTTCTTCCAAAAGAATTAAACATTTGTCATTATACACTAACTGAAATGGGCCCTCTTCTGTGATAATCATACTATGTCAAGGTTAGTGTGCTTGTCAACGAATCGTAAGAAGGAGTTAGTCCACCTCCATTCGTCAATGTTATCGAAGCATAGGATTGCGTTGTAGAAGTCGGAAAAAACTTGAATGTCATTCCAGAAGATGGAACAACATTGAATGAAACGCTTAATGTAGTGTTCGTAAAGTTTGCAGTTGCGGTAACTGTTCCGGGTGATGTTCCTCCATTGTTTACAATGCGCCTTGTTGTTCCAGCCAGAGTGCTTGTTGCTCCAGTATAAAGAAGCGTTCCACTTAACACCAATGTTCCAACTCCTAGTTTGGTAACACCACCTCCGCCGCCTCCATCAGAAAGACCCCCTGTTGTTAGTGTGACTCCTGCATTTGGACTAAAAATAGCCCCTCCTGCTTGAACGATGTAATTAAATGGAGTTGGAAGTGTCACATTGACTGTTGCAACAAATGTTCCACCATTGAAATTGAATGTATTTGTTCCGCCACTTCTAACAAATGAGTTGCAGTTTAAGGTTCCTCCGTTGAGACTAAATGTAGATGTTGATGTTGCTCCACCAACAAGCCCCCACCGCAAAGCTGATGTTAGTGTCATAACACCAGAGTTCAAATTAACTATGCTGGTTGTTGTCCCGCTTCCACCACCAAGATCAAACCCTTGAGTCAAAAATGTTCCGCCATTTATATTAAGAGTGCTTAAAACTCCAGCCTCCCATGCCATTCCATTAACTTGAAGCGTTCCACCATTACAATTAACAGTCGATGTTCCCCCGCCATTCTCGCCCATAAACAATCCTGTTGTAATCAATGTTCCTCCAGTAATTGTAAGAGTTGAAACACTTGTCAACGGCAATGAAAGTTGAAAATTTCTAGGATTCGCGGCTTTAGTTTGCGTATGGGTTCCAGAAGACACAACGATTGTTCCGCCTCGTAATTGAACATTTCCACCAAAAGTTGAAGTTCCAGATAGCGTTTGAGTTGCTGATCCAGTTTTTTGAAAGGTTCCAGTCGAGCTTGTAAGATTTCCAGAAAATTCAGTTGATCCAGACCCGGATAGCGTTAGCTGATTTGCGCCCAATACTACATTTCCAGAACCAGCAATTGACGCTACAGTTTCTGATCCACCAATCTGAAATGTTGCGCCAGAATCCACTTCGATATCAGAAGTATCAGGTATTTTATCTGCTGCACTTGTAGTAAGCGTTCCTCGGCGAACTATTGTTTTACCAGTATAGCTATTAGCCCCAGAAAGCGTAAGAGTTCCAATGCCATCTTTTATGAAATCAATAGCACCTGATGTTATTGATGAAAGCGTGTAAGAAACAAATACCCACAATTTTGTAAATAAAGTATTTCTTACAACCGCATATCGATTGTCATCGGCTCCAACATAAATTTTAGATGCTTCATTCAGCGTCATGGTTGGATGATATAAAGTGTATTTGGGTCTTTAGTAACAATCGCATCATACTCAGCCTGAGTTAAAGAACGGATTGTATTAATTGGCGTTGTGTCAGTTTGTGCGTTTGCTACAACTCCAGCACTACTTGCAGTCTTATTCTGCCAAGTTGATGTTGCCGTATTATATGCTAAAAGATCATTGTTTGCCAATGTTCCACTATTGATCTGAACATTGTGAAGCTCATCAAGCTCATATCCGTTCTGAATCTCCACAAAAATCTGTCCAGCACCAGCGGATTTCTTTTGGCAAAATCCAACAAGAACCAAATGTTGAGGGGCAGATGGTTTAATTTTCGTTATTGCGCCGGGAGTTATTGGAGAAAGATAAAGAATATCACCATCGTTGAACGCATTGGTATTGATATTCTTTACTGCGCCAAATGTGCAGACGAATCCTTCTCCGTTGATTCCAATAGGTTCAGCAACAACACCGATAGTGCTTGCAGAAGTAATATCTGAATTAGCTTGAGCGCGTTTAACAAGAAGATTCACGCCATTCGCGCCAGAAATATAAACAACTTCTCCAGCAACAAGTGCTGTAGCTTCATCGTTCTTTACAAGAATGACATTTTCTTGACCGATAGCCAAATCAATGTTGCCTCCTTTAAGGCCGAGTTCTACAGTTCCTTCAGTATCATTCCAAGCCATCTGGTATTGTGTAACGCCAGAAGTATAAGCTGGATTGAACTCAATATAATCTACAGTAAGATTAGATGGAACTGCTCCAGTTGCGCCTGTTGCTCCTATGTCTCCAGCGGGGCCAGTTGCGCCTGTAGCTCCAATATCTCCAACTCCGGTAGCCCCAGTTGCGCCAACATCACCAGTCAACCCTGTGGCTCCAATCTCTCCAGTTAATCCGGTTGCTCCTGTTGCGCCATCAGAACCATTGGCTCCAGTCAAACCTGTTGCGCCAGTAGCTCCGGTGGCTCCATCAACACCCATACCAGTTGCTCCAGTCGCTCCATCAACTCCACTAACCCCTGTAGCACCAGTCGCCCCTACTTCACCTATTCCGGTTGCGCCTGTTGCTCCATCAGAACCAGCAATTCCAGTAGCACCTGTGGCTCCGTCAACTCCAGCAATACCAGTTGCCCCAGTTGCGCCTGTTGCGCCATCAATTCCAGAAATTCCAGTTGCGCCTGTGGTTCCAGTAGCTCCAGTAGCTCCTGTTGATCCGGTTGCGCCAGTCGGCCCACCACTAGGCCCAGTCGCTCCTGTTGCGCCAATGGAAGCACTCGCGCCAACATCAATATCGAGCTTCCCAGTAAATGGATTAAATTTAAATGCCATACTATTATGTCAATGCTATAACAGCTTCTTTCTCTGAGTCAAACCAAAACCATCCGTCAACAGGATAATTATGTTGATCGTGCGTCTCTCTGCGAAGTTCATAATTCGCATTCAAAACAAAATTAGGGCCAAACAAAAGAGTCCCATTGTCGTTCTTGTAAAAACCAGATGTATCTAAAATTTCTTCTTCCATAATTTTATCCAGTTACAGTCCAGCCTTTCGCTGTTGCGATTGATGGATCATCAGATGCCGTTCCATAGTTTCCAGTAACAGTAATCGTTTTACCTGTTCCATTGGAAGAAAGGTTAGCGTAAATCTCGTTTAGTGCAGCAGCCCCAAACATACAGTTTGCCATATTGACTGAAACATTAATTCCAGTAGCTTGCATTCTAGTTAGTGAACTTGAACTTCCACAAAACGCTTGCCCTGTTAGAGTATTTACAGCAGACAAATTGATAGCTGGGATTTTTTCTAATGCAAAGCAAGAAACAAACATACTTGTTGCATTTGTTACTGCTGAAGTATCCCATCCAGCGATATTTAAGTCTCTCAGGGAAAAACAACTAGCAAAAATGCCATTCATATTTGTTACCGAAGAAACATCCCAGCCAGATAAGTCTAATTCCTCTAGCGCATAACAACTATTAAAGAGGTTCGATAAACTCGTTGCATTGATTTTTCCGCTTGGTGCTATAAATGAAATCATTCCATTACATCCAAGGAAGGCGTTTGCCCAATTAGTTATACCGGATGTATTCCAAGTAGAGCAATTTAATTTTGAGATAGCTCCACAACTTCTAAAAATATTGCCGACATTGTTTATATTTGTCATGTTCCACTCAGTTTCATTGAGTGATTGTAAGCGGGTGCAGTTAAAAAAGAAATCCGCGAGGCTATTGATGTTGCCCCAGCTAGTGATATTGACTCGCTCCAAAGAGGAATGACGAACTGCATTTCCTCCAAGAATTAAGTTATTACCAGCCCCAAGATTCGGAAGGTTTATATTAATGTCGAGGAATCCAGAGTTGTATTGTTGCAATCCTGAAGGAGAAACTTCTCTTATGCCAAGTTGGGCAAAAGTAAATACACCACTTGTCGGCGTAATTGAAATAATCGCTTGCTTATATCCACGGGTTGTTAGCGTTCCATCCAAGGCAGGATTGTTGAAATCGTAATTATGGCTTACTGTCGTATTGCTATTAAAGGTTTCTACAACACCATCACCCCAATCTACTTGATAAGTTCCAGTACTTGTAATCATCCGCAAGCGCGTATAATTTTCTGTCTGATCGGATACGGATTTTAGAATTTTAACGGACTGCGGTTCAGCAGCAGGAAGCGGCAACCAATCGGCAGGTCGTTGGTAAGTAGTGGAACTTTGTCCTGCGTCAAACAATGGAACTTGCCCTAGATATACTTTAATTGGCTGAGGCATTATTTAATAAAATAAAGTGTGTTCGGATCGTAAGTTCCAAGCGCATCATACTCGCCTTGCGTCAGGCAGCGAATACCATTTACTGGAGTGGCATCGGCGGTTGATCCAACCACAATAGGGCCGCTTTTGTCAGGGATAGTAAGAGTTCTAGCAGTAGTGCTAGACGGAGTTAGCGTTGTAGAGTTCGCGCCAACAGAAAGAACAAGACTACCAGCATTGGTCAGTTCAAGTTCGTTATTTTTATCAATAGAAAGAAGCTGATCGTGAGAGTGCTGATAAGGCGCACCAATCGGAACTACATTCCCTGTGCTTGGGTGCTTTCCATACCAAACCTGATCTGCATAATTTATAGCAACTTCTCCGCTAGCCAAATCTGTAGTTAGCGGAACTTTATCAGCAATAGTGCTTTTTTTAGGTATAATTTTAGGATTAGCCATCTTATAGAAGAAGGTTTGCCCCCGTGGGTTTTACCCCACGGAGGACTTGTTTTATTTAACCTTAGTAAACTCCACCATCAATGGTGGTCTCAAGAGCAGAGATGCGGGTTTCGTGATCCGCAACATCAGCTTCGAGGTCATCCAAGCGGCTATCAGCACTAGCAGCTTCAAGGGCGTCAACGCGATTGCTGAGGGAGGTATCAGCAGTCGAGCGAGCGGAAGCCTCGGCATCAATGTTGCTTTGGAGCGTGGTGTCAGCAGCAATACGAGCATTCTCTTCGTCATGAATCTCAATAAGGAGATTAGAGTCAGCAGCAGCGCGATCATTAATCTCGCTAGTAAGATCAGCCTCTACAGTCGTGACGCGAGCTTCAAGAGCAGTTGCGGCAGACTCAACACCATCGATGCGAACTCCGAGAGCGGAGTCGCCAGCTTGGCGGTCGCTAACCTCTTGAGCGAGGGCAGCGTCATTGCTCAAAACATAACCAGCAAATGCTTGATCGTTAGTGGTATCAATAGAATTGATAAGGGTAACGATTTCAGCAAAACTATCCTTATCGGCCTCAGAGGCATCAAGGATTGCATCCACGCGATTCTTCTCGGTGGTGATTTTCGCATCGAGAGCATTGTCAGCAGCAACACGCGAAGCGGCTTCAGCCGAAACTGCGGCAACGCGAGCAGTTTCTTCGGCGGTAATGTCATCAGCGAGATCGCTTTCAGCGGCTTGAGCGCGGCTAATCTCAGCGTTCAGATTGTTGGTCAGAGTCGTATCAGCAGCTTCACGAGCAGATTGCTCAGTCGAAACAGCAGAGTCAACATATGTCTTCTTAGCAAAGATATGCTCGCCACCAATAGCGATAACTCCTTCGGCAGTACCGATAAGAAGACTTTTGTTGAGTGTATCATAAGCTGGTTCGCCAACCTGCAATGTTACAGGTGAGCCAGAACCTCGTTTAAGTTTGATAATTGGATTAGCCATAATGTTTTATTTTGTTTTTTGTTGTTTGTTTTTCTGGTTATCAGAAATTTTATTCTGGTGCTTGCTCGTATTCGCCAGCATCAATTTCAGCGACATTAGTTAATGTTCCATTTTGGGTCTGAGCTATTTCATTCCCGTTTGGAAGAGTTCCATCTTCACCTATCTGAAAAGTAGAACCACCACCAAAATCAAGTTTCCCTGTAAATGGATTGAATTTTACCGCCATCTTATGAAATACTAACTTTTACTAAATTAGCATCATTTGTAATTGGAGGCTGAACTGAATATTCCAAGGTAAGAGTAGCAACTGCGCTGCCATCTTTGCTATAAACAACAGTCGCCACATTGTTAGTTGACCCGTAATAAGATAAAGTCAGTTCATCATATTCAGGAATTTGAAATCCTTGAAGATTTGAAATTGCTGTAGCGATGCTTGTGGTTCCATCTAAAACTAGATGGCGATACTTTGCTGTGTCGAGAATCGATGGGATATCCATAGTATTATAATTAGCTGAATTGGGGAGCGTGAGCCATACCTTCTCACGCTCCCCTGTTTCAACTAACTAATTACAGACCACCAACAGAGGTCGAGCAAGGAAGCGGAATTCCGTCGAATGGGCAACGCTTGTAGACAATCGCGCAAACATTCTGCGGACGAATCGGCTGAATCGCACGGGAGATTTGGTAGATGTGCTGACCAAAATCACCATAGAGGTTGCAATCGTTGTCGCGGAAGTAAGTCCACTCCAGTTCGCCCATCGCGAGTTGCGGAGCAAAGCGGAAGGTTCCCTCACCTGTGTAGGTTTCAGGCACAAGACGCTTGAACGCCTCGCCAGCAATGACGAACATGACTTCGTAAGGAGCCGACACCCAAGCAGGATTACGGCGTTGAGCGAAGCCATTCGTAACAGCGGTGCTGACGATAGGATTGACGAGAACGAGGTTGCCAGAACCATCGTAACCAGTCGCACGAAGAGGTTGCTGATCGATGCCGAAAGCAAACCCACGATAACCAAAGAACTGATAGCCTTTGATCGAGTCTTCACCGAGCTTGAACGAACCAGTCGTAAGAGCAACGAGGTCTTCTTTGACATCGGCATCGTTACGGAAGTTTTCGATCTGATCGGCGGAAGCCATGACCATGAAGAACTCGCCATCTTTAGTGCCAAAAGGCTCGGCAAGCATCTCTTCACGGAGGAAGGTTCCGATTTTGTAGAGGGTCTTGAAGTTCATCGGAGCATCAGGAAGGATGCCAGTAGCGAACTTCGTGTTGATCGCTTGCATATCGCCAGTCAGATTCTGCGAGAACGACCGGGTGCTATTCGACACATACTTGATGCCAGACTGGATCAGGTACTGATAACGGATATCAGCATTGATAAGCTGGAGGATGGTCTTCTCAAGCGAGATTTGAGCTTGGAGATACGAACCCTTGAAAGCGGTACGCGAGGTCTTCACGCAGACGCGAGGCCCAGCACCACGGAGGGTCTGAAGCTGGAACTGATACTCGGTCGAACCAACTTGGTCGGGAGTAGCCCCAACGCCGCAGAGGGTTGTGTCATTCGCGAAGGTTGGCGAAGCGAGCGAGGCGGCAGGTACTGCCATCTCTTGCACAACGGAACGCACAACATCCGAAACATTCGGAAGAGTGCCGCCATCAATGGAGTTAATGTAGGGAGATTTGCGAGCAAGAACTCGACCAATCTGACCGATAATGCGGTTTACATCTTTAGCCGCGAAGTTCTGGACTGCGGCTAGTGAAATACAATCTGACATAGTTTTAGTTTTCTAGTTTTGGGTTTTTGTTTTAGTTTACTGACCCCTACTAGTCCTAAAACTGGCAGGGTATCAAATAAGGTTTTAGATGCGATTTCTCGCATACATAAATTCTCGTTTGTTACCCCGGCACGCTGGGCGGATTCGGCCTGATTGCAATGTTAGTAGGCATTGCTACCCGTTGGATAACGCTCCAACACCTCGCGGTATAAATCATCTACTACATCACTTTTTTAACCTGTCAAATAATCGGAGCAAATTTTTTTGAAAATTTTTCCTGCATTAATTTGATGTCTTGAATGTGTTCTAGTGAGTCCACATCTAAATCTACAAATGGATTGAAAATATCTTTTTCATATTTGATTACTCCATCCTGAATCAAGTCTTCATTAAGGATTCTTTGCAAAGCAGCATTGCATATTTCTTTTGAAAGATACATCACGCAAGCAGGGTTTCCGTTTATCACAAAAGAATTCGCTTCATAAGCGTTAGCAATGCTTGGAGTGAATCCATAATTCAAAACATCATAGTCGCTAATCCAACCTCCACCCGCCGCATGGATAGCGCAAAGACGATTGTATCGAAGCTGAATTACTTCTACAGATTCGTTCTTTGTTTTTTCAAGCAGAGGATATGTTTGAATTAGCTTTTTTTGAAGTTTAATTCGGTTTGGCGAAATCTGCGCGTGACTTGAATTCAACATCACAGGATTCCACCCGGCGCGAGTCCATGAATCCTTCCAAAGATTGGCTTTTGAGAATTCTACTGCCTGATCATTCGCCTGAAGCGATTCGTAGTAAGCGTAAATATTTTTCATCAGTAAGTCTTGTAGCCAAGATGGAATGTAGGCACAGAAAGGTCGATGTGCGTTGCGTGTCCTGCTTTCTTTGCTCGGATGCAGAACGAAATGTCTTCGCCTGTTTTGCCATCAATCGGATGAAAATAATTCCCGTCGATATCCGGGTAAGTTTTGGCGATATCTTCAAATACCCTACGATGAACAAGCATTGCGCCAGTACCTAGCCAATCAACTTCAACAACAGCATCTTCGTACTGCCTTGCTCGCGCCACTAAAGACTGGTCAGAGCATACCAACCCAGCACCTTCTCGACGCTCGAAATAAGCAGCACCGACGATGGTTTTATTATCACCAATCAGTTTGTGAACAATATGCCTCTGAAGTGGCAAATCCAGCACATTTCGAGCAGAAGGAACCCAAAAGCGCATCCATTCCGGTCGGCCAATGCACGGGATCATATCGTCATCCAGCATCAACAACCAACGAGCGTCAGTTTCAAGGAATTTAGCGGCAAGTTTGTTCCGCGCCTGATAAATCATGCTGTTGCCGCACTCCATGTCGAAACGGATTTTGTCGCGCCCGAAATCAAGTGCCAAAGCGGTCAAAACGAATGCTGTGACCGGGTTGGTGGTCTTGTATGCCACCATGCCTACAAAGATGTCTCTGCCGCCAAACTCGCAGCGATACGAAGGCATCCCTTCTGGAGTCCTAGACTCAATAATCGGGCTTTCAAAAACATCCTCCACGATGTCTTCTTTTTTCGGCGGAACAACTTTTTCAAGGCGAGGTTTTTTCTCTGGTTTTGCCTTAACTTTTGGTTGTTTTTTCACGCTTTCCTTTGGCGTTTCCGCTTCAGTTTGTTCCTTTTTTTTATGCCGAAATGGCATAACGAGATTTGCAAATGGATCGAATGAATCAAGAGCATTTGCGGTATTCTTTTCGAGTTGTGTAGTTTTTGTATCCATATTTATTTATTTAAAAGTTTTTATCTTGCGTGGATGGGACTTGAACCCATACAGGATTGCTCCTAGCAGATTTTAAGTCTGCTGCGTCTGCCATTTCGCCACCACGCAATTTTTCAATTGCCTAGTGCCTCATCCAATCCTGCGTCAATAGCATCCGCGCTATTCATTCGCAGTCTGTCGTTGAGGTTAGGAGCGATGCGGTTTGATCCGCTCACATTCTGCCGGGGAAGTCGTCCTGCGTTTTTAAGCCTGTTGTTTTCTTCGGTCAGTTTTTTCAACTGTTCCGACATTTTTGCTTTTGAGGTTTGCTCGATTCGCAATTGTTCAGTAAGAACATGGGAGAAGACAGCAGCAGCAGCAACATTAGCGCGATCTTGAGCAGTAGTAGGCCAAAGAGCAGAGTTGAATTTTTCAGCAAGGCTACCAACGGCAGCATTGTGTCTTTCAATCTCTTGAATTTGATCCTGCGTTGCACCTTGCGGAACTTCTCGGAACCTAGCCCACGGGAGGTCTTTCGTCACCTGATCCATATAGGTGTCGATTTCGTTGACTGTGCCGTGATACCAGTTTACCTGCTCTTCATGTTTTTTAGCATAATACTGCTCGGCATTTTGACTGGCATTCTCGATCTCAAATTGTTGCTTTTCCTTTAGGTCAACAACATCAACAAGGTTGCGCTTGAGTCGCTCCGCTTCAGTTAGTGGCAGGCGATCAATTGCATTAGTTTTCCACCATTGCTGGTCGATCTTGTCAGGCCCACCCGCTTTTTCGATGCTTTGAATTACCTCATCGCTTGCTCCATTAGCTTTGAGAATCTTGTAGATGTTCTCTTTTGCACTAGCAATAGGCGCATCAAATTTCGATTTGAATTCCGGGTCGTTCTGAATATCAAAAATCGCCCGAAACTTACGAAGTTCTTCGTAATCTTCAGGTACTTTTACTTGCTGCTCGGTTTCGGCAAGTTTTTGGCGCAAGATTGCCGCTTCTTCGGCTTGCTTTTTGTATTGGCTAGCGGTTTCTTGCAATTTCCGCCAGTTGCTTTGATTCTTTTCAGAAAGGTTACGAGGACGCTCAATAGCCGCGATTTCAGGGTCGATTTCGACTTCTGGTTCGGCTTTTGGCTCGGAAGGCTCGGCTTGCTCTTGCTCGTCTTGGACGGGTTCTTCTTGGGCAGACTCTTCGAGTTGCTCTTCTTGGACGGGTTCTTCACTTTGTTCTTCATTTTCTTGAATAGGTTCTTCGTTGTTTGTTTCAATTCCTTCCGCTTCATCCAACATCTTTTCAAGCGTGGAATCCAAATCGGCATCGATTGGATCGGCGTCAAGGCTAGGTTCTCCAAAGCTGGAGGCTACATTTGGTTCAATTGCGTCTTCGTTATCTTTCATGTGTTTATTTATTTATTGTTTGTTTTATTACTTCATTGATTTTGCGCCTTTGCACTTCCACTTTTTGCGCGAAAGTCGGTTCGGAGAATTAGGATCATTCTTCCAGTCTCCCTTAATTTTTAGCGATCTCGCGCAATAGGCATCGCCCTTTTTAGTTCCGGGCCGAATACGATCTTTACCATCTGCTGCCTTTCCAGCTTGACCATATTTAACTGTGCGTTTGCGCCCAGTTTTTGGATTGGTAACGATTTTAGTGAAGCGATGTTTGATTTCAGCACTCATGTTTACATCTCTGTGAATTTTCCGTTTGATGCGTCTTGATCCTTGTCATCGTAGTTCAAAAGGAATTCAATCTCCGAAATAGCAAACTCAAATCCTGCTTTGTATTTCGCTTGCAAGGCAACTTCTTCAATTGTCTTACCATCGCATTTCGGCATCGATCCTTGAAGATACTTTAGGAGTTTTGATCCAGATGTCTTTGCATATTCGCGAAAGGCAACTGCGTCGGCATTTGTCCAAGTCATTTGAGCTTTTCTTTAGCTTTTCCAACAACTTCTTTAACCTTGCCAACAACTTTCTTTACACCTTTTTTCGCACCTTTGTAAACATCCTTACCAAACTCGACAAGTTCTTCAGGAGAAACAATTCCCTGATCACTCATTTTTTGTTTTTCAAGACGCTTGTAAGTAGCTTCTTCTTGAGCTTTTTCTTCCTCTGTTAGAAGCCGATCAATCTCTGCTTCTTTGTCGTTCTTTGTAAGTTCGACTTCTTTGTCAGATTTTGAGCCTAACGACCCACTTTTTGTTTTTTGTTTTTTTTCCATGTTTTTATCCTGCGGTTGGAGGTTTACCCGGAGCGGCAATTCCAGTTACCCCGGCAAATTGATCTGGCGATACCGCAAGATTTGCTTGTTCGGCTTGCGCTACGCTAACTCGTCCGCCGCCGCCCCTTGGCATCCCTGCGCCTGCTGCTGGCATCATGTCTTCTACAGGTGGCGCGGCCATGCCTGCGGTAAGATGTTGGTAAGCCTCTTTGACCATTTGCTTGTACTCGGCAATCTTGTTTTTATCCGCACCTTTCATCTCTGCCTGATTAATGTGCATAATGAAATGCTCTAGTGCTTTGGCAAATGGTGAAACCATCTCTGGCGGGAGTGCGCCCTGTGGCGAATTGGCAATTACAGGCATCAATTTCGCAACAACAGTCTCCAAGTGTACCATGTCATTGTCACGAGGCGAAACAGGCACTTCTTGACCAGCAATAATCGCTTGAAGTTCGATAATTTGCTGGCGAGTAGCTTCAATTGCTACTGCTTCGACTTGATCCTTCGGCAAGATGACCTGATTTGCGATTTCTTGACCTAATTTACGACTCCAATCGAGTTTAATGAGTTCATCTTGATTGACTGCGGGATTTCCGGTGTAGCGTTGGATCAGAAGATCAAGAATTGCGCCTTCCTGCACAGTATTATCAGGAATTAGTTCTTGCGCTGGGCTGAATGCCATCAAAACGATGTCGGATGGAGGCAAATTGCGATCCAGCATTGCCAAGCAACATCCAACTGCGTCTTCATCAAGGTGCGAAGGCAGTTCAAATGGCACTAGAAACGATGGCATCTCTAGTTCTGATCCCTTGAAAGCCTCAACCACTTCTCTTTTGGCCCATACTGCGTCCTGATTCGACATTCTAGCGATGTCCAACAGCATTTTGATCTCGGATGCCGCACGAATATGCTCTGGATGGCAAATGCCCCTCTGCATTCGTGCAACAGCAAGCGAATATTGCTTGCTCCATCGCATCAAAATGCCTTCGCGAATTTGGTTTTCGATGGCAGCAACACGATTAATCTCTGAAGCGGTCTTATCGCCGCCTGTTAGACCTAAAGCTGACGAAGGAAGGAAGGTTCCAAGCTGGATTTCAGCAAGCCCGGAGATAAATTGGTCGAGTTTTAGGAAATCATCGACATCAGCAGGCGCATTTTGAGGCACGACTTCGTATCCCTCGGCAACATAAGCCACGGGATGCATGACTGTGAGAGGTGCGATGCCGGGTTTTGCTGTTGCGGTCTTCTTCAGAAGCAACATTCCTTTCAGATACACATTGTCCTGCACTAAATTTCGGGCTTTATCGATTGCGATATGGGAATTGTACAGGTCGCGCCCTGCGCCCCGGCTCGACATGAGGCTACCAGAACCGATTTCGACGCTAAACAACGCTAGGCAGTCGCTCATGCGGTTGTAGCGGTCTAACTGTGTACAGATTTCGTTGCCGCTTTTGTCGTCAAACAAGAATCTGCTGATCTTGCCGTGCGGTTCTTTGACTAAAAGTTCTCCTAGCTCAACATATTTTGCATCATTTTCGTAAGATGCACCATAAGACCCCTCGCGCATCCAGTCCTCAACCCGGCGAGCATCATCATCGGAATCCAAAGTACGACCAGCGGGGGTTGCATTGTTAAGTGCCTTTACTAAATTTTGAATGTTCCACCCGGCTAAAGCTGATGTTTCCGGGTCTTCCAAGATCGGAAGCAACTCTGCGATTTGATATCGGCGTTTCCGCGCCCAAATTGGCGTTGCTTCTACCTCTTGCGGAGTCTCAATGCTAAAGAATGTGTAATCCTGACGGCAGAACTCCGGTTTCCAGTCGCGAGGATCATCCCAAGTTAACGCAGTAAACCCAAAGACTGTGTTCTCATGCACAATCTGCGCGACAATGTCTTGGTGACCCTTCCAAGATCGGATACACTTCGTAATCTCTTCGCGGAAAATATTAGTTTTGTTTTCCGCATCTACTCCCTGTGCAGGGTATTTTGTAAAAGTAAGACTAGTGCTGGATTCAATCACCTGTTTGAAAGGTGACTGAATTCGCGAAACCATTGTAGATAAGAACCCGGTCGGACGATTGCTTCGCCAATTCTGCCCCATGCTTTCCAGCTTTTTTGCAGAATACGGAGGTTCATTATTTAGTTTCTTTTGGATGAGTGCATTTTTACGATTCCTCTCAACATTTTGTTGTTTTAGCCTGCGATATGCAGAATAAGCCTGCTCCGCATTGCGAAATGTGCGTTTAACTTCTAGCGTTTCTTCATTAACAACTTCGTCTGTCTGGTTAACTCCCGGCATCACAACATTAAGTCGCGATTTAATATTTTTATCCCCAGCCTCAAGTGTACGAGGTGCTTTAGTTGCGAAAGCGTCGATAACCTCGACAGGGATCGGATCGTTGTAATTTGCCATAATTAAATTTTCAGCCAGCAATTTTGCGGAACACTATCTGTTACCTCAAAGTGGTCTTTGTCAAAGAAAACCGCAGCACGATTATCATGTCTTAAAACAGAACATCCTTTGATTTTTTTTGTAGAACGAGTATCTCTACCTTGCCTAATACTTGCTGTCAATCGTTCTGTTGCAGTAATGCAGCTTCCACAACCTTGCTTCCACACAGCATTTTTAGGACACTTTAAACAGGTTAATGCTCTTGCTTCTGCTAATTCATCAGAAACCATCTTAATTGGTTTCTGACTTAATAAAATATTTTTCGCCCAGACTGTAATGTCGTTAAGTAATTCATTTTGCCTTGTTGGCGCATCGACACTAACGACCACAACCGAATCAACCCCGTGACAATTGCGAGGAAAATTACCGCAAATATAACTATTGACATCGCCATGTACATCACCAATAGAAAGATGATTTTCTGCGCGATAGTCTTGAACAACTTTGTACAAGTTCTCCAAGCTATATCCTTGCAATTTAACATCTCCTTGCCAGTAATGCCATCCTCCGGGCGGTATTAATCCATCTATAGGTTGTGCCATTTATAAAAAAGTTAGCCGTTAATCTGAAAAGTCAACATACTCCATAGCTTCAATAGATGGAAGTCTTTTTTCACGATATTGCTCTGGTTTTTGTTCAGTCATAGTTGCAACCGCTCCACCTCGTTGGCGCATGAGGTATACCAACAAACTTAATGAATCAAGTTGGTCAGGACTATTTTGTCTAGTACGCTTTGTATAATCTCCTTTACTTTCGACACGAACTAATCCTTGTCCAATTTGTTTGTATCGACGCGAAGTTGCTTGACGAACTAATTCTTCAGTTCGGAACGAGGGAGATATTTTAAGAAACTCAAATTCCAGATATTTCGCCAATCCAAAGATCAATTCGGTAACCACCCCAGAGTAGAGTTCGTTTGCTCGTTGAGAATCGTCGCCTAATACATGAGTTTCGGATGCGGCCCAAGAATAGTTAACTCCCATTACATCTTTTCCGAATAAACTGCATAATGCATCGTGGATTCCCGATCCGTTACCTGTGCGATCCACGCACAACCACCCCGACCCGATCCTCATCTGCTTGCAGAAATTCATAATAGCATCCGCCTGTTCTAGCGTTGCTTTTTTAGGAAAGTTAATTTGCGAATCCAACTGTAAAACAACTTTTGGTGATTTAAACTCTCTAAACTTCCCATCCATTGGAGTCCACCCGTCAGAAAGCCCAAATCGCCCATAGGAACACACAACTTGGTCTTTGCCTTCCAACGCCAAGTCAAACGCCGCTAGCCCCACTACCGGGCCAATAAAGCGCACTATGCCCATTGCATTGTCCATCATCGCAGGCGTGATGATTGCCATCGCAACACCTTCTTGCGGAAAGAATCCTCTCGCCATCGTGTAGTACTCGGCAGTCTTTCCTCGCGCCTCGTACGCCATGAATCCCTCGTAAGTCTGAAAGCCGGGGAACACGATCTTGCGATTTGTCACATTCTCGCACCTCGCGGCATCAAGTCGGAGGATGTGCCAGTCTTCCCGGCTAGTCCATTCAAAGTCTTCTTCGCAGTCTACCCTCAACCATCCACCGACAGGCTCGCATCGCTTGCCGAATTCACTATTGCGATCTTTTGGGTTCGATGCGCCGAAAATTTTAATGCGTCCTTTGCTGCTCGTCGTATCGGCGGCAGACAGGATGTTCTGCAAGCCTTCCCAAACACCAGCAGGGATTTCTTCAGCTTCATCCAGCACCACATGGGTTCGGCTCATCGCTCCCCACTTTGGATGCGGTTTCTGGCGCGGAGAAGGGTGAAATCCACGAAGCGTACCAGTTCCTGCGTCACCTTTCGGAATAGCAACGAGATGGATTCCATTCTTGTCATCGTCGTTGACCTGAATCGACTTCACCAAGTCTGATTCTCCCTTATACTCTGGCTTGACCAGAGCAGTCCGATAAAAGGTCTTAATTGCAGCGAACACATTTCGTTGCGCGTGTTGCTCGGTCAACGAAACAACTTTAATACAGGTATACTCTGGATCACGCATCCAATCTAGCAAGAACCATGCTGCGGCATTGAATGTCTTGCCCATCGCGCCTGCCCCCTGCACCAATAACTTGTCGTAATTAAACAAGCATCTCCATGTATCCTGCGCGGAACGAGGTCGCCAGTCATATACGCTCGGCCCCCATAGAATCGTCGCCGCAGCTTCAAAATGATCAGCATCCAGCAATGACTGGACAAACTGCATGATTACACTTTTTGAAATCTTTTCGTCCAGAACCACGCTAGATTTCACGCCTCCAGTCGCGACATTGGCAAGAATGTACTTTGCCGCATACAGCAATCCCATGCGGTCATCTCGATCCGCTTCTGCCCTGACTGCCTCGGCAATCTTCAATACTTGCTGTACAGAATCTACCATTTCGCTTCAGGACAACTCTCGGTAGCCATGATTGTTTTAATTTCCATGTTGCACCCGCAAACCTTGCATTCCCCAGCACCATTGTACTTCTCGACATCAAAGTTCGGGCAATCCGCGCAAATGCGTAATCTCCGCGCAATTTCTCGTTCATCCACACATGGCAACCCGGCTTTCACAAAAGCAAAAGCACTCTTCGCGAAATTAGACGCTTTAGTCAGTAAATTCATTTCTCAAGCCACTCGACTGCTTTTTTAGCTTCTGAATCACACACATCTTTTGCCATGATAGAATTGTCGCTAATTATTCCATTATCTTGCAAATCGTTCATTGTCTTAACCTCATCGCTCCAGCTTTCTGCAATATATTCTTCTAGTTTATTTATTTGTGAACTTCCATGCTGCATAATGGGCATATCTCCATGTTGATTCTATTGTCTACTTGTTCTTTAAATACAATGAAAGCAGTTATTAAATAGGTGATTACAATTATTAAAATTGCAATCAATACCTTAATTTTTTTCCAGAAAGCATTCATTAATTCTTTAAAGCGTCATTCGCAATTTTCCTAACAGCATCCATTCGGTCTGGAAGTGTAATAACAAAATCGCAATCAGCAATCCGTTGTAACGCCTCCCGCGCCTCGTCGCGCTCTACAATATATTTTTCTAAAAAGTGTTTTGCTGCTGAAAGTTGCTCCCGCGCCTCGTCGCGCTCGCGCTCTGATCTCAATGCCCATTCGCGGTTTTCATCAGCACGGCGGGCTTGTTCTGCACCTGCGCGTTCCACGGCGTTAAATGACGACTCCCACTTTGCAGCCGCCTCCCGCGCCTCATCGCGCTCACGCTCAAGTTTCTCACATTTCACAGTTAGTGTTGCTGCGAGACGAGTCGGCGGGTGATCGGCGGTCGCTGCGTTGCGGACGACTGCATCCGTCTCTGGTGTCGGTCGGTCGTTCATTTTTTCTTCTTAAACCAGTTTGGGAAATGACCAAAGTCGCGAGGTTCAGTCACATTATTGTTCTTCCCGCAGACATCGCACTTCCCATAATGCCATGTCGATACTTTATTCACTAGCTTGCCGTGCTTCATTCCACATTCGGAACAGCACCAGTTAGGATATGGTTTCATTCTTCTTCTTTATTAACTCAAATATCGGTTCCGCTTCAATAGCCAATGCATCGCACACCTCTTGAAATTTAATCTTGCTTTCCACCTCGTCGTTGATCCACCCATTTGCTGACTTGCGATTATCATCGATCTCCTTCTGCTTATAGTGGCTTTTAAATTTCGTATAGTTCCTCGCATCACCTACCGCAACCTCGATCATTGCACATAGCAAGCTCCGAATGTTGTTGATCTCGTTTACATCGATTTCGCGCATACAAGTTCAATCCCAAATTCCCTAGCCAATTCAATTGTACTCGGATCGTTCTCGTATTTATCCGAGTAAGCAATCGTGTGAATCCCATACGCCGCAACCTGCCTCAAACACTCGTTGCATGGAAGCGTAGTACAGCACAACAACCACACCTCTCCGGGCCGACAATACCTCAATGCATTCGCCTCCGCATGGACTACAAACTGCCGCCTGCCTTCCCGGTCGTCCCAGTCCTCAAACATCCCAGTCGGGTAACCATTGTACCCAACACCAGCAACAGAGTTGTCTTTGCGGAATACTACCGCGCCAACCTTTCTCCACGGGTCTTTGCTCTTCGTCGCAGCGGCAAATGCCAACTGCATTCCATAATCAATCCATGTCATATTAATTCAGGTAACCTCCTTCTCTCTTTCTCGCGAATGATAAAATCCCAGACTCTGTGCAGCGTCTCGTAATCTCCTTGACATTCCTTCCCGTCCTCGTTCCGCCACTTCTTGAACTCTCCGCAATCGTCGTTGACCATCGCTCGCAGCTCACCTTCCAGATCGCTTATTAGCAATAAGGCATCTACCCCGTGGACTGCATACTCATGCTCGTACTGTTCCTCTGGCAGATTGAATTCTAGTGTTGCTTTCATCGTTTATTGGTCAGCGTTTTTTGGGATGCGCTGCCCCCCTTCGCCCCTGCGTAGCCCATACGGACTCGCGAGGAAATTGTTATGGCAGCATCTTTGTCATTGCTTCCAGTCCGTTGCCTTCTGCGTACCAGCCCTTGCCCTGATACACATCCAGCACATCGTTGAAATACTTCTCATACATTGGCGCAACCTTCTCAAGAGAGAAGTTCTCTGCCCATAGCCTGCATGACTCGCTAGAGATTGCGCCTTGCTTCACGGCATTGATGGCATCCACGAAGTCACCCATCGTCCGACACCGATAGCCTGTCACGCCATGCAGGTTATTCTCTGCAAAGCTACCCCAGTCCGTAGTAATCGTTGGCGTACCGCTAAACAGGTTCTCGATCTGCACCCCGCCGAATGGCTCGACATACTGCGATGGTATGAGCGATCCCTTCGCTTTGCTCATCAGTTCTCGCCGCTTCTCTGTGTCGGCATAGCCAATGTACTCGACATGGTCTGGAATCTTGTAACCGGGTTCTATCTGTCCTGCCACCTTGAGCCGCACTCCTGCTCTCTCTGCCGCCTGAAACGCCACATCGCATCCCTTGCCGCTGTAGACTCGCCCAAGGTACAGGAAGTAGTCTTCCTTCTCGTCGTTGCCTCGATAGGTGAAGTCTTCGCGATCAAAGTAATTCGGGATTACCACATCGTACCAGTCCTGCCTGCACGATCCAACAGACTGCAATCCACAGTAGGCATGGTAGATCGCATAGGACTCCCAGATTTTCCACCTAGCCCAATGACCGCCAGCGTAGCCGATCCCCGGCTCAACGCAGATCAGGTCTTGATGAGCATCGCAGACTGGTCGTACACCGCTACCCCAGAAAGGCAGGATAAAGTCATGCTTCAGCTTGCGCTTGCCCACCTCACGAATGGCATTAGCGTAGAAGGTACGATAGGCGTGATCGTTCACATTGAACTTGAAGAAGGTCTTGCGCCAATCGTGATCTCCATAGGCTACCTGCCAGTCCTCGTTCTCCAGCACAGGAATGTGTTCAGTACACTCCAGCACCGAATCTCGATGCCCATAGTGCAGAACCTCGTGGCCGCGCCTAGTCATCATCTTGCCGAATTTGACAACCTTCTGCGTGTAGGCACAGGCGTTGAATTCTTTGCTCGTTACTGTGTGGGGAAGCCCCAGAATGTGGAATCTCATAGGTATGCTTTCTTTCTGAATGGATCGACCTCTAGCCCTAGCGTTGTACAGATGCCTTCAAACGACTTGGTCTTGATGAATCGAATAGCGTCTTCTCTCCAGCTTGCTGCGATAGCCCTGTTGCGCTCGCATATGATCTTGGATTCATCGATAGCGGCATCCGCCATTGCCTGATGGATGATCTCGCAGAGGATGTTTCGTGCGAACATCACTTCTCGGTCTTCTTTGGTCTGGATCATGCCTTGTCCGCTCGCTCCTGCGCCTGCTCGTTGCTGTAGGTTCCCTTGTGGTATCGCCGGGACAGCTTCACTCGATTCATGCGGATCACCTCTTGGATGGTCACAGGATCGTCCTCTGTGCTGCTATAATGGTTCAGGATGCCCTGTACGAAAAAAAGGATATCGCCACACTCCTCTAGGACATTCTCGCGATCCAGAGGCTTCCTGTACATGACAGACTTCTTGATGGCATCTAGCAACTCCCCGGCTTCCCCAGCTACTCCCATTGCCATGTGAGTCAGGTGGGCATCGCGAGGTTCCATCTGGACTAGGATATCAATACCCGGCTTGCAGAGTGATTCCACGAACTGGGCGTATGTTGGTTCTTGTTGGTTTTGTGTGTCTTGCATAAAGTCAGTTCAATTATCCACTAGCTGTGTTATCAGAAGTTACACCCTATTTCCGCTTAATAATCTTCTGGTTTCGAGTGATATACGCTTGAATTTCACTCATGTCGTGTTCTGCCTGCTTCCTCCCATCAGGCGTATTATTATAGGTGTGCTGGTACTTTGGGAGTGGTTCTCCTCGTTGAATGCGAGGCCCAATTGGACATCCGTTCAGGCAGATAGTTAGCCTGATCTCTAGGTCAGTTCTCAAGTTGCTTGTTCTCCTCTAGCTCAATTTTGCGTGAAGGTAGCTGGAAAGCCAATGTGAGAGGTTGTGCAGTCTCGATCTCAATCTTCTCTCCGTACTTCTTGGGAGCCATCTTGCTTGCCGCCCACTTGAGTGCGTCAACCCGGAGCCTGCCTATGCCTGCGTCATGGCTTGAGTAGGATTCGTCTACTATAAGTTCTGCGTAGTAATCGGCTTGTTCCGCGCGTGCTTGTGCGTACTGGTTGCAGAAGGATTCATTAGCGCGAAGCCAGCGATAGATAGTAGTCCTGTTTGGCATATTATCTGAAGAAGCGATGATGGTGCGAAGCGTTTCGCCTTTTGAAAGTCTTTCACAAATTTCATCAGCAATTTCTTGTGAGAATTCTGATTCTCTGCCCTGTGATTTTTTTTCTAAATTTTCTTCAGATTTTGCTTGACTCATTTTTGGTAGGGTCGTTAAAATAGCTCCGCAGGAACAAGCGAGTTGTTCTTGCTTCGCAGTCGTGATTGTTAGTGTTTATGCGGGTTTGCGGGTGGATGGTTGCTGGGGATGGTAAATGATTTGGACGATGGTTTTCTCGTCTTTTTTGTGCTTACATTTTTGTTGTTTGTAGTGTGCGGTGATTGATTCTGGATCGTCATCAGGAATGAGTCCAGAGTATCGAAGTTGATCGGTGAGAGGTTTTGTTCCCCCGACAAAGTTGTCAAAGTCTTGGAGTTTAGTGCTAACTCGTTCAATGACGAGAGTAGTGCGGTTTTTGCCTTTTGCTTGTGTTTGTGGAGGTGTGACCAATGGTTTGAGAGGATCGTGTTTAGGGACGGGGTCAAGTACCCTGTGAGATGGAGGGTGAGGGTAGTACTGCCCGTCTGGGTGTCGGTGGTAACCGAGCTTTTCGAGTTGTTCATGTGTCCAATTCATTGAGTCGGGATGCGAGATTTTTAAGATCACCGATTTCGTTCAGGAATTGTTGCAGATCAGGTCGGTCATTGATTGCTAGGGCTACCCCATCGGAGAGATGTTCTACTAGTGCTTGGAGTTCAGGTGATGGAACTGTTGCTGTGTTGGCGCAGAGATTTTCGTAGTTCTCCATGATGGTTTTAATGCAACCTGTGAGCAGCTGGGCGACGATAAGAAGTTTAATTTCGTGATCATTCATGGATGGAACTTCTTTTGGAATGAATTTTTTTATCATAAAAAAGGGTTGCGAGGTTTTATGTGGTTACCTCGCGGGGTCTAATGATGACCAGCAACTACAGGATGCCGCCACAATCCCCAAGGTTTACTCTTTCGGTAGGTAGCTGAATGTGTTGCCACCCGGAACTTCGTTTGGGTGGTTTCGTTCCCAATGTTTGTTGAAGTCCTCGGTCTTTTGTTCTTCGCGATCTTTGAGCATTTGGAAGTACTCTTCAGGATCGTCTTGGTAGTCTTTTTTCATCAGAAAGGAATTTCGTCTGCTTCTTCTAGCGATGGTTTATATTCACGCTTTGGCAGGGATGCAGCGATCTCGTTGGAGGTCTTTAGTGCCTCTTGCGTATCACGCTTTGGTTGTCCTCCGCCAACGCCATTGAGGTACTTCGCCTTGATCTGGGTCTTGCCGTTGTATTCCTCTTCTTCTGTGACAATGACGACTCGTTTACCTGCGAATGGGATTTTGCTCCATGTCCAGTTGTTTCCGAATACATCTGCCAGAACCTCCTCTGTACGCTCGTAAGCGTTGCTGGTGAGGTAGCCCAACCAAGTTATCTTCTTACCCTTATGTGGGCCTGCTTCGTCCACCACGCATGGAATGCGAATGAACTGGGAGCCTTTGGATGATTTGTCGAACCATCCGAGTTGTGGAGCTTCTACGATGCACTCGAAAGTGCCAACTGCGTCTAGCTTTTGGAATGCCATGTTAGTTTGTTTCTGGTTGTGTTGTTGTTTTCGCCTGCTGGTTGTTCTCGGCGTTTTCCGCCTCGATCTGCTCTCTCATGCTGTTGAGGACAGGAACGATCTTATTCGCCCAGTCTACTGCTTTGTTGTGTGGCATGAGAATCTCGATTTGCGTACCCACGGGTGGGGTGTGCTTTTTACGGGTGAACGCCGATAGAACTAGCTTCGTGTCTTTTTTATGCTTCATAATTTATTTATTTATATGTCTCGTAATATCACGAATGCTTGGCATCTCTGCCGTGGATTCGCGAATATTAATGGGCAAGGTCTGAAACCCTGTCCTTCGCTAATAATTCCATTATTGACTATCGATGTCAAGATGTTTGCGTAAATAATTTCCTCATCTTCCCGCAGGTCAAAATAGATGTCTTGACAGAGGTTGAGATCGTTCAAGTAGTCAGGCACGAAGTCGAGTTCCTCATCTTCGCGAACCCAGCATTGATCGGCCTCGTTGAACCTCCAACCTAGTTCATTTGCAATTTCTGCGTTGACGATGTGTTCGCAGATTTCTTCCAGAGCATCATCGTCGTCGTGAGGAAAAATAAATGTGTTATCTTTCATTGTTTTTATAAAACGCTTTTAATTCTTGATAGCAATTCTTGCAGTAATACCTGCCATGATTTTCGTTTTTTCCGGGGTGAACGAAACCATATTTTTTCTCTGTCTGATTCCTGCACTTTTTACCGAATGCGCCAGCACATTTTGTTGGTCTGTATGTTTTCATTATTTTTCAAATTTAACGATGATTGAGAAGTCACGAATGCGCCGAATGATCGGATGCGAGCGATCTTCTGATAGCATTTTGGATAATTGCGCTCCAGTTGCGTTTGTGGTGACTATTGTTGGTTTCAGATTATTGGTGCGATGCTCTAGCACATCGTAGAGTTCAACCTCTGCTCGTTCTGTCATCTTCTGCTTTCCAAGGTCATCAATGAGCAGGATGGATGTTCGGCGGCAACGATCCATTGCTTCGATAGCCATGCCCTTGTCCTCCCGGTTGTCATGCCATTGGTCGGCGGCGGCTTTGGCAAATTGAGTTGCTGTGAGTCCGTAGCAGGATCGTCCCTCCTCGGTCATTCGCTTCAAGATGTGCCATGCTGCTCTAGTCTTGCCTGTGCCAGCATAACCTTCCAGCAGGAGTCCTGTTGGTGAATACTGCCAAGATTCGGCGATTGCGCTAAAAGGCCCGTAGATTCGTTTTAAGTCTGTCTCCCTATACAGAGGTGGGCAGATATCATCAAACGCAGTTTTAAGCCTAATTCTGCGCTCAAGCGAGGCTTTCTGCTCTGCCTCTTCCTGATACTTTTGCTCGCATGACTCGCAAAGCAGTTTGAATTCAAGCGTACGCCCGAATGCTTCAATGAGCGGAACATCCACGATCTCAAAGCAGTTGTCCCCGGCGCAAGGTTTTTGTGTAGTGATCATTAGTTTTTAATTGGTTACCAAGACGAGAAGTCGTACTCTGGTGGTATTTCACTTTTCGGTGGTTGTGGCGCAGCAGGTTTGTGGCGATTAAGCCAACCTACCACGAACTTACGGGTCATCTCCCGGTTGTTTGCGGAACACCACGCTTCCATTTTGCCGAGTTCGGAATCGATGGCGATGTCCGGGTAGTGGCTTTTGAGGTCTGCGATCCATTCGGCGTCGATTGGTTTTTGTTGACGCTTACGCTTTGGTTTCGGTTCCTCAACTTTTTGTTCAGAATGCGATGGCATTCCCACCGCATCATCATTGTTGTTGTTGCCGCCTACTAATACGATAGCTTTAGCTAGAGTATTAGTATATGAAGATGAAGAATGAAGAGCATCGGTTTGGGATGCCTGTTGGGATATCCCAGATTGATGCGATGGGATATGCGTTGGGATGCCTTCTTTGCCATTTTCTTCGTTTTTCCATCGTTTTTCTGAATTCGCCTTTTGTTTCGCACGATATTCGTTTTGCTTTTGTTTTATCGATTCAAGTCTAGCGTTACGCAACTTGCCATCTTGGCATATGCCAAACTTATCCCAAATTGATGCGATGGCATTCCCATCGCATCCTGCGATTCTGGCAAGAATTACCTTGTCGTTCGGCAAACCATCGTTCGTCCATTGGTAGCAAAGCAGTCGAATGTATGCCCCGGTCTCCTCGGCAGACAGCATTGCTGTACCTACCAAAAAATCCTGCGGGTAGAATTGAAAAGCGGGTGTATTAGATTTCATCTGCGATGCTTTGCTTGGTTTGGAATATTCCTTTTAAGTCTGCGTTCTCTGCCATAATCTTTCGAGCGTAGCAAGCCCGGAAATCATTACTCAATTTATAATCATCCTCTGAATCGGTGGTCATGTAGTAATTCCACCGCAGAACCTCATACAGCATTCCTATGCCGATCTTGCTCTCGCCCCGGCGATCTCTGAACTGCCTAGCAAGATTGACCAGAGCATCGTAAACATGAGGATTTGCCGAATGGAATCGTTTGAAGCGTTCAGGGATCGAGTCGCCTTTAACTTCATTAATCGGCTCAAAATTAAATTCGTTTTGTTCCATATTTTTTCAAGATTCTTACCAATGATTCTAATGCTTCTTCGCGATTCCATCGCAATCCCTCTTCGATGACCGAATGCCACTTGTTGTCGATCTCAACTTCGTAGTCCCACCGGGCGCAATCATCTTGATGATTAGGAACGCACCGAAGCGGGAATCCCATAAACTCATTATATTTTTCTTTCATTTCTTTTTGTCTTCGATCAACCGGGTTGATTCTTTTCCGATCACCATGTCTTCATTAGCCGGGAAGTAATCCCGTGCTGCTGCCCATTTGCGGAAGTCTTCCGCGCCAATGTTGCCAAACAACTCGGCAACTTCTTTGTAGGTTGCACCTGTAGCCTGTGCCGCCTCGGCAACAGAATTAGGAGTGAACTCCTCTTTGCCCCTTGCTTTGGATAGCCTCCAACCGGGAACTTCTTCGCCGCGCTCGATACGCTCCTTCGCTTCTTTCTTCGCCCAGTCCCACAATTCGGTTTTGAAAATGTTACAGGATTTAAGGAATTTTCCCAGCTTCTCTGGTTTGGCGAGTTGCGCCTTGAGGGTATCAATTGATACCTCGTTATTGACAACTCGGAGCGTCTGCTCGGCAGGCTTGACAACCTGTGGGCAAGTAGACTTTTTAGCACACCATGAGCAATATTGGCAGGCGGATGGTTGTTTGTCTGGATCGTTGTACGCCGCGATGATTCGCTCCACGATCTCCGTAGCGGAGTCCATCGTGAAGTGATGAGTAACCACTCTGCCCTGATCGCAATAAACAATGTGGCAAGTCCATTCTGGTTCAAAGAACCTAGTCATGTTGCCAAGTGCGTATGCAGCCATTTGAGCCTCGTAATCATACGAATTCCCTGTTTTCAGGTCTAGGCTAGTGCGAATGTCTGCCGCCCGAATGTCTTCCGTTCCGACATGATCCATGCCGGGAGTTTTCACCCACAATTCTGACTCGCGAGTCTCAATGACTGTCTGGTCTGGAACAAGACTCTTAACGAGATTAATCGCAGTCTGCGCGGATGTACGATCCTTGTCGTTGTCCAGTTCGTTCAAGCAGTCTTCACCTTGAAGCATTCGACGCACAACAGAGTCGATCTTCGTTCCCCTGCTTGCTGCCGGGGATGTACCCCCGGCAGACTCGTAGCATGGGCAAGCCTGCAATTTTGGTAGTGCAGAGTGCCTAATCATTTCTTTCCTCCGGTAGCCGCCTTAACGAATCCCTCGGCATTCGCGATGATGCGCTTGCGGTATTCGTTGTCTGCTAGATCGCGCCATGTCTGACCAACCTCGATCTGTCCCTTGGCGACAAGGAATGCGTTGACTGGCAGTTCATGCGATCCCAGCACAGGCTCAAGATCGGCGATCCATGATCCATCTTCAGCAACGATGTTGTTTTCAACAACGACGATTTCCTCTGGTTTGACCTCTTCAGTCTTGATCTCGATCACCTCTGGTTCTGGCTCGACCTTCTTCGCTTTCTTCGCAGGTGCTGGCGCAGGAGCGGGTGCAGGCGCAGGCGCAGGAGCGGATACGGATGGCGCGAAGTCTTGCACTTCCTCTGGAGTATAAAATCCTTGCAAAACAGCAGGATACACTCCGCGAACTCCATCCGAAATAACGCGAGCGCGAAGCATTTGGCGAGGGTACTTTTTCCAGTTGTCTTTTGTTCCAAGACCAGCAGCTTTCGCCCGGTTCATGTCCCAGTCTACTTTAAGCGATCCACCAGCAGGGTGGCTGAATGTTCCGCTGACGCATTCGTCGGTGTACTCGCTCCACTCGACCTTGCCGCCTGCGCTTTGGAAACGAGCAAGAATGGCATCTGCCTTCAATGCTGGTCGGCCTTGAATGATGTGGTATTCGGCGGCAACTGTGCCGGGATGCCTGCCCTCTGCTTGCGCGACAAGCATGAGTGCTACTGCCTCCTCGGTTTTGCGAAGTCCGAATAGACCGGACTTGACGATGTGGTTTGCCATGATCTCCAGTTCGGAAACAGGAGCGGGTTGGGTTTGGATTAATTGTGACATAATGTATTTATTGGGTTAGTTGGTTACGGAGTGTTTCGTTGTAGATTTGAGCGGAGAGAAGAGCATTCTGATGCTGTAGCCTCTCCAACTCTTGTTCTGGGTTTTCCTGTGGAAGCACATCGTTGTCTGGCAGGATGCCAGCATATACAGGTGCATTTACAGGTTGGGTTGGTTCTGCCTGCTGATTTTGCAGGTAGAAATCTTTGATATGCGGAACGCTTTTTTTTGGGTAGGTCAGCGTCCGGGTTTCGGTGTAGGTTTCTTTGCTCACACTAGAGCAAGCCTGAACGGCAAGTGCCGTTGTTATGACTGCTAATTGCTGTAGTTTCATTTTTTCTCCTTCTTGGTTTTCTTCTGGGGGTAAACTGTGCTTTTGAATTTCGGAACTTGATTTTCGCAAGCCCGGATGATCCGCAGGTATGCTTCCGGTGGAAGGCAGGTCGCTTCGTTTTTTTCGGTTCCCATTTTTAGTCCTCCTCAAATTCTTGCCAGCGTTGTTTCCGTTCCCGTCTCCGTTTCCTGTACTCTTCGTATTCGTCGAGGACGCTTTGTCTGCCTGCGCGATAGGCAACACATATTGCGAGCAAGCTAGCGATGCCAACGCCGATAATGTAGAGGTCATTCATGTTTTCCGATTGTTAATGCGGTAAATGTTGCTCCTGCCAATATGGCAACTGGCAGGAAGGTGAACACGAACTCCAAGCAATGCTGGAGGGTAACAATTAGTGGTACATTCATGGATTTATTTTTGGGTTGTGGATCAGGGATAGAACCTGATCCGAATTTTTTCAGGCAGGGAGCGCGTCAATGATCTCTTGATATCTAGCGTTATAAGCCTTGCTGTTTCTGCGTCCCGTTAACTTGGCGGCTATTTCTGAAAGGATATTAATTGCGCGATCAGAAGGGATATTACCTTTCAAGATTTCGCGGGAAACGCTACCAGCAAATTGATGAGGTTGGTCATCGGCGAAACGCTCCAGAATATTGCGTCCGAAAGCGGCAATGATTTTATCTATGCGAGACGATTTCTCGGCATTCTTTGCGGCGAGATAGGGAGCGATCAATTCGGCGGCAACCTTCGCGCAATGCTGACCATCACCAGAGTTCCATGTGGCAACGAAAGACACATATTCTGGGTCGGTGGTGACAAGGTCGCGAAGTGATTTGCCAGCATATTTCCCAAAAGGAAGGATGCTCCAGTCGGTGGTGCGAATGCGTTCTGCTTCACGCTCGCGTTCTGCTTCTAATGCCTCGGCAGATCGGCGTTGGATTTCGGACAAGTCCCAATCGATATCAAGTCTGCGACGACGAGGATCGACTCCATGCTCGTCGAGCCATGCGTTAGCGGCAACGAGTGCCTGATCCTTGTCAGTAGAAAGGTTTTTGATGAACTGATCACGCTCGGCAATTTGAGCCTCAACTGCACCAGTCTGCTCGTAGCCCTCGCTGCGAACATAAATGGTTTCATCGAACCTGTGCTTGAGAGTGTAAAACCCGTTAAGGTCACCCGTGGAGATGTAGTAGTAGTTTTTCATTAGGATTTGAAATTAACCCAAGCAAGTTGGGTGGTCAATAACTTTTTTTTGCTGCTGTGTCATAGCCACTCGTTGTGCGCTAGACCCTTTGCCAAGGCCCATCGGCAGACATCTGCTGTATTCCGAAAACCAAATTTCCGGTGCAGAGATTCACGATGTTTTTCGACTGTCTTGATGCTGATACCGAGGATATCGGCGATTTGCGGATTCGTGTTTCCTGCCGCGATTAATCCAGCAACCTCCTGCTCGCGCCGCGATGCTTTCGGCAGCTTGCCCGCTTTCGCTTCAAATAATTTTTCGATGAGAGATTTCATTTTTTGGAAAGATGGGGCGAGGGATTGAACCTCGCCCCGGTTGAGATCAGTTGTTCAGCAGGTACTGCTCGGTGAGGTTCCAGAGTTGCTTGTTGACCTTGAAGTCTGTTGTAGGTGCTGTGACTCGGCGAATGCCAGAACCGGGGCGGCCTTTGACGAGGTTTTCTTGAACTCTGTTGAAGGTGTGCCAGAGGTTGGTTCCAGAGTCATTGTAGCGGCGAGCGCGGTTGAGGTAGAACAGGCGAGTGTCCCACTCCCGGCGATCTGCGTAGTCCGCATCCGCTTCAGGTTGGTCGTAGCGGAGCTTGAGTGCATCGACCAGATACTGCTGCTGCGCGGCAGGCGTGAGTTCCTTCTGTTTGAATAAGTGGACTCGTTCGGCGAGTTGCGGGACATTGTCGCGGAGAGTTGTAGCGGCATCGAGGAAACGATTCACATCGACCGAGCGATGGTAGATTTTGATCGTCTCGAAAATGTCTCCGGTCACCAATCCGTTCAAGCAAGCGAAGACTTGCAAGCCAACGGAGAGTTGAGCGGAGCTAGTGCCATCATGCGAGTTGATCAGAACGAACTCTGGGGAGGCTTCGCCAGCAATTGTGATGTTGTCACGATGACCGAAACGAATCAGATGCTTTTGGAATCCCTTGTTCTCGTCCTTCCTCGCTTTGGCGAGTTGGATTTGGCGAGGCACATAGCCGTTCTCTTGGAAAGAGGAAACGATCTGTTGGGTCGATATGAATCCGTAGCGTTCGCTACGAGTGGATGAAGCGTGAGTCGCTTCGACTGGGTTTGTGTTCACGATGTCGAGTGATGGGATGATGATGCTCATTGTATTGGGTCTTTCTGTTGATGGGTTGTGTTCTGGGAGGAACAAAGATTAGAAGCTGAAGCTGCAATCGCAGTTGTCGCAGATTCCGTAGTCCACACCATCTGTGCGAACATCGGTGGAGCGGCATTCTGGGCATTGTTGTGCGGTTGCCGTCTTGAACCATTGCTGGCGATTGTTAGCGATTTTGGTGAGGGTGTCTTGATCGTTGTCGAGGAGTGCTTCGATGATGTTCATTGTAGTGGGTCTTTCTGTTGATGGGTTATGTTCTGGGAGGAACAGAGATTAGAAGCGGATGAAGTGAATCGGGTCGCTCACATGGCAGCCAACGAGTCGAACTGTGAAGACTTCACCTTCGATCTCGACCTTTTGCCCATTGTGCAGTTCGACTGCTTCGGCAATGTCCTTGAGGTATGCTGCGTGTGCCTCTGCCTTGCCGGGATAGTCTGCCGTCAGGCAAGCGGCATCTTGGTTTGTCCATGCTGTTGGGTGACCATTATTGATTGCGCGTTGGTGCGCTTCCTCTTGGTTGTCGTTGTATTCAGCAGAATATCCGCGAGCGGTTCCAACCGAGATGCGTTGAGCGTATACTGGGAATCCAGCACCGCGAACAGTCTGGTTGTGTTGGAGAGTCAGGATGGAGTTTGTAGTGGTCATTTTTGTAGTTTCTATTTTTGGTTTGGTTCGTCGGCTTCGTGCCTTCGATGGGAATGACAATATCGAACCTGCTTGGGTTTGCAACAGAAAAATAAAAATATTTTTTGTCATAGAAAAAATTCTTTTAAATTTCTATTGACACCCGCAGATGCCGATTAAATCAGGCTTCGCAGGCTACCGCAACTTTGCGTGGTCTTCCACCCTTCATTCCATTGAGTGCTGCCGCCAATCTTTTTTTGTCGCTCGTTGCGCTTCCACCACGCTTTCCGATCTCCGAAAGGAATCGGCGTACAGGCGAGGGAAGAGGATCATTTTTCGTTTTTGTGTTCATTAGATTTTTTGTGTGCTGACCAATCAATGGCAGCGAAGTTTTCTTGGTACTGCTTGGATTGCGTGTCGGTGCGGGGTTTGTCACCCTTTCCGTTTCTCGTCCACTCGCTGTCTTTAACTTTTTGGCTCATCGTCGTTGAACTTTACGACATTGTCCGGTTCTTGTTTTCCGAGCGTGTCGCGGAGGTGCAACTGCTCTAGCAAAGCAGACGCAACCATCAGGCGGAAGCTGAACAATTTTGTGTTGTGCATGAGATCATGGAACACATCGTCTTTGGTGATCTTCTCGAAATCAATCCCGGCGAGAACTGCCTCAACAGAGTTTTTGATTTCTTCCTCCGGTGTTCCCGGTGCTTCGTTGTTATTTTCTTTATTCATTTATTTTTTGTCTTTCATCCAACATTGAATCCGCATCGCGGAACGATAGCTCCGCAACAAGACGCGAATCCGCTTGGCTAAATTTATCTGATGCTCGATATCCCTGCAAGGCGGAACCTGCAAACCAGTCGCGCATGGACATCCCAGAGTTCGGCCTAATCGGCGGACTCTGGCTTCCCTGAACCGGGAATGCTGGATGGTTGTGCGGCATGGCGCAGATATGCCATGACTGGCAATGTAAAGCAAATATCACTTCTCTTGTTCCCTTAAAGAGATGAGATGCTGAAGCAGGTACTCCTCTACTTGACCTAGAGCGTTGCGTTGCTCAATTCGATGTTCAAGTGCCTTGCTCCATGCGTCCGGGCCTTGCACATAATAGTCGCGAGAGTTGAACTCGATCTTTGCTAGTGCGTCCTGCGCGGCCCGTACGGCATCGTATGCTGCCTCGTAGCCTGCCCAGAGGTCTTTGTAGCCTGTGCCGTTCAAGTGGACTGTTGGTGCGGTGATGTTCATGGTAAAAATCCTTCGATGATGTTGCTATGTCTTGCCCCTGTAGCCTCCTGCACCCATCGGTCGAGTGTCAGTTGCTTCAGGAAGCAAACAAGTACGCTATTGCCGATCTGGTGACTTGTGGCGAGGTCTACGAAGTAAAAGTACCCGTCACCATTCCCGATAATTTCGAGGTTCAGATGCTTGATAGCTTGGTTAATTTTTTTCTTGGTGATGTTCATGGTATTATTTCAATGTTGAGTTGTGGGCTTCGCAGAGTGCTTGCGCCTCTGCACGGGTTTTGAAACGAGCGAGTGCTGTTCCAGACACTCCGATCTCACAGGCGGTTTTAACGATGTAGTATTCACGCTTGCCCCGGTTGGACGAGCAGTAGGCAACAATCCATCGGGAGCGACGAGCAACCTCGATGTGTTCCAGAAGGAACTCGCGGAGGTGCGGGTATTCAGCTTTCTCCGATTGCGCGGCGAGCTTGGCGAGTGTTGTTTCGGTGATGTTCATGTGAGTAGAATATCGAAGCGGGTTGGGTTTGCAAGAGGAATTTTTGTCATAGTGGATATCTATCTTTCAATTCACTCCCCAATTTCCTTCTCCATGCCGTGCGTCGAAAAGGCATTTGTAAAAGAGGTCTTTGTTCTTTTTGCAAATTCCCCTTGGGCTAACCTCAAAACCACCTTCTTTATTCACCCATACAAGACACTTTGCACCATTTGTGAGTGTCCCTTGAAATTCAACATTGCTTGCAATAGAGTATGAAATTTGGGCTTTTGCCTTTTCCTTTGTGATCGATGCAACAGGAGCTTTGAGTCTGGTTTTGACATAAATGTAATTAGGGTCTTCCAGATCATTGTTGTTCTGCTGAATGCGGAGCAGAGCATATGGATACAATTCATCCACTAATTTGCTTTCTCCTTCTGCCTTCACTTTTTTCTTGAGACTATGACAGTAGTCAAATGTATGAGGCGTATTGTCCAGATTGAATGGTTTTCGCTCGATCCAATTGATGTTTGATCCACAATATTTGCATTTCATGGTTGTATTTTTTGGTTCGTCGTTGGCGTTGTGCCTCCGATCTGGGTTCAGAATACCAAATCCGCTTGGGTTATCAAGAATTATTTTTTGACTCTTGTGTCATAAAAAAACCATTTATGCTTGACGCTTGATCAAAAACCCAAGTAGTCCGAAGAACCGCATGAACACTAGTTCTGCGGGGGTAGCAGGACAAGGATTTGAACCTTGAACTTCAGGTTATGGGCCTGACGAGATACCTTTTCTCTATCCTGCGGAAAATTATTTTTTGCGAGCAGCAGCAGCTTTTTTCGCTCGCGCCTTGCGCTGTACTGCGTAGGCAATCGCCACCGATTGTTTCACCGATTTTCCTGACTTTACCTCCGAGGAAACATTGCGATCAAAGCAATTTTGTGAAGCGCATTTTCGTAGTGGCATAAAATTATTCTACTGGAGATTTAATTCCTGTCAAAGGAGCAACCGGAGCTACAACCGGAGGCTTGAGATCGGCTAAAAGTTTTTCTGCTTTTGCCAATGCTACCTCGGCTTTTTGTTTAGCTTTTTGATCAGTTGGATCGACCTTTGCCAATTGATTCCTAGTCTCCTCTACTTTTAGTTCTGCTTTTTCTAGCTTCTTGTCTGCTTTCTTCGCATCTGCAATTGCCTTCTTTCGGGCGGCAACAAGTTGAGCGTACTCTTCTGGAGTTTTAGCATCTTTGATTTTTGTCAATTTCAACTCTGTGTCGTAAGGAACCAGTCGAACAATTTCTTTTTTCTTCGTGCCGTCTTGTTGCTCCACCTGACGCTCAAGTTGGAAAAGAGTCCCGTAACTCATCAATTCGGATACATTCTCTGCGGAGTCAGCGTAGTCGGCAGGCTCGGCCCCGGATACTTGCGCTCCATAAAGACCAAATAATTCTTTTTCATTGTACCAGAGTGCTGCCTGCATATCAGCAATGCTGATGTCAATGCCTTTTCTGCGAAGTTTCTTCTGGGCGATCTCCATGACATTTTGCTGGAAGTCACGCTCAAGATCGGTTCGTGGAGCAGCAACTGGATCAGATCGATTCTCAACCCAGTTTTTCGCAGCCCTACGGAGGTCGCTTTTCGTTTTGTATTGACCAGACCTAAACCTGTCTTCAAGTGCTGTTGCGAAGTCCAGCATTCTTTGAGGATCATTGATCAACTCTCCAAATTCATTTTCGGTTAATCCCTCAAGTTCTGTTTCGTTGAAGTAATCAAACAAAATCTCCTTGCCTTCGCTATTAGTTTTCTTAACGAAAGGCTTGAATTCTCGACCATAGGATTCGGTTTTGTTCTTCCGATACTGTTCTAGCAATGCTTTTCGGAACGCATCGTACTGCTTTGCTTCTTTAAGTGATGCGTGTTGGAAAACATTCCCAAGAATTCTATTCCATGTCCGGGTGTACCACAGGTCTGCCGTGAGCGTTGAATAATCTCCATGCAGGTTATTGATGAACGATCCGATCTTTGGCCCAAAGACGCTAAACCCTGTCACCATCTGATCTGACTTACCATCTACTGAAAGAGGTTCACCTTTAAAATAAAGGTTTTTATTTTTCTTCAGGTATGCGTTCCACTCGGAAACTGTCATTTTTTTCCTGAATATTTTGTCCAGAGTTTGCGTGTCGTTGTTTTTTAAAAGTTCATCGAGCTTCAGCAAATTGTTTTCAATAGCCCTAGTCTGACCTCCAAAAGTGTCATACAATAATTCTTCGCTTGCTATCTCTGGCAAGGTCTTCCCGTTCTCCAAGAGGAACTGAATCCTTGCCGCCATCTTTCCATTCTCGAAAACATTGTTGCCCTGTGAGGTGATTCCCAGCACAGAATCAAACACGAACTCTTTATCGGCGTTATAATCTTTTGAATTGCGATTCAAGAATGGGAAATACTTCGCGTATTCAGCCTTCATTCTTTTCAAAGCTGCATCATACCACCCAATGGCATTAGGAGCGTCAGGATTCTGCTTTGCTCGCTCCATGTGTCCTACAACTTCATCCACGATAGTCTCTGAAATAATTTGCCCTGCCCGTGGACTGTAGTCGCCGGGAGCAATAAAACCATCGTCTGCGCTTCTGCGCTGCAAAGCGTACATGAGATCGTTTACCGAGGTCTTGAGCTTGCCGTCTTTGGTGTAGAATGATTCAGGCACGACAAATTTTTCTGTGCCTTCCAGAATTGGAGTCACAGATCGGCTCAAGCCTGTCGCGGGATACAATTGCTCGCGGATATAGTCCGCAACTTCCTGACCTAGTCCGTATCGTTCTGCGAATCGGTCTGGGTCGAAGGTGAATCCTTCGCCTGCGAGGGCTTTTGCGTACGGGACAAGAACTGAATCGATACCCCCTCGGAGTAATACGGAGAGTCCTCCGGTAGTGGCGTACTCCCTGCCAATGCCGCCTGCCTCCTCGCCTCTTCCCTGCTGATCTTGTAGATTTTTTTCATTTATTGATGCTCCTTTCAGCCAATCTGGAACTCTGGTGCTTCCATCTTCTGCTGTAAAGTCTGAAGTTGTGTCATAGTAAAAAGAATCAACAAGAGTGTCGTGGAAATTTTTAATTCCTGCCGCTTTTTGGATTTCACCAAGTTTATCATAAAATCCTTCAATCCCATCAAAGTTTGCCGCCTTGATGCCTTTGCCGTCAACAGTCACCGACAACCCATCAATGCCTACTTGTTTGGCCTTTTCAAAAGCCTTCAGGATTTGATCCTCGGTCAGTTTTTTATTGTGAACCAAGTAAACAGATGGCGCACCTTCAGTCAGGCCAATGCTGGGTTTCCAAGCAATGCCTGCGTCTTGCGTCATTAAAACAGACAACCATTTTGTTATCGTCTGCGCTTGATCCCATGTCATTCCCGGCGCGGAGAAGACAAAGCTAGGTTCAGCTTCAAATTTCCATGTTCCAAGAATATTATCAAAATTGATTCCTTCCAATCCTGCCGCACTAGCTACAAATTGCTTGAATTTTTTTGTCTTGAACAATGTGGCAACTGCACTTTGCAAGGATTTCAAAGCAGTTTCTCGATCTGCCGGGAACTTGAATGGTGCTGGAGTCATACCCCGTTGAAGTTCATTGATCCGTTTAGTCAATCGGTCTACTTGCGCTACTTGGATGGCATCGTCAATGGTAAATTCCTTGTCATCTTTTGCCATGAATTCCTGAAGAAATTGATCGACTTCTTTTATTCGACTCCGGTCTTCATCGGATTTATTTTGTTTATTCAAAAGATCGTTATTCTCCCACCAAAGATTGCCGATTTCCATTAAGGCATCCCGTTTTTTATTAAATTCTTCGCTGCGCGGAGCTAATGTTTCTAAAAGGTCTTTTTTGCGTTGCTCGGAAAGTTCTAGTTCGGGTTGCAGTTTGGCAACGGATGTATATTCAAACCCGTATTTACCGGGCTTCCCGCCGATCACAACAGAGAAGTCTCCAGCATCTTCCTTCATGGTTTTCTCAACTTGCTTTGGTAATACAGAAGCACGAACAGGAGGCTCGACCCCCTGCAAAGGCGGAATCATGTCAGAGATGCGGCGATAGGTTTGCGGTGCTTCCACGCCTGTCATGCCTTGCGGTTCTTGCTCTGCTGGCATGAACTGCATAACCGGGCCTACAGGCTTATCGTTTTTTTCGAGAACCTTGATTAATTTATCGTCAAAAACAACATAGTTATGAGTTCCTTCTCCAGCACCTCGGCTTATCGCATCAAAGTATTGAATACCCGGAACTCCGCGAGATAGTAAAAAGTTAGATGCTTTGGGAGCGTCTTCTGTAGGTCTGCCACCAAAGGTATTAACTAAATGTCTGTATGCTCCCTTTCCAGAAATCGACAAAGGGTCTGGCATCGGTTCTTTAAATCGCTCTAATTCTTCTGGCTTAAATGGTTTTCCACCAGCTTTTGTTCCTTTTTTAAGAATATATTCTCTTGCATCTGATATTTTTTTAAACTCGGAAATAATGGCAGGAAGAACAGCATCTTGAACAGTTTTGCTTTGTTCGCTTAATGGCTTATCCCAGTCTAGTAATTGTTCTGGTTTTACATCAAGATCAACAGAATAGAATGTTCCTTCGCTAAATGATTTTTTAACTATATTATTTGCTTTTTCTTTTAAATCATCTGGCAATGTTTGCGATATTTCAGATAAGTAATTAGCAAATTGACCAATGTCATCAATTGCATCTAACGAAAATACAGGTGCTTCAAGTTCGTTGTATGGGCCATTCCAGCTTAATCCTTTATCAATTCTACCTTGAAGTTGACGCATTACAGCATTTGCTTCTCTGATAGGCTTTTTAGATACTTCAGACAGTTTATCTCTGTAGGATTTTGCTACATTAGGATTTCCAGAGAAATACAGTCCATAGCCATAAGCCTGCGATCCCTCTCCAGAACCTATTTTACTAATGCTGAATTCATCAAAGTCGTAAGGTGACCCGTGGAATGCAGGGAGAAATTGTATCCCGGCGGGTGCTACAACTGCGTTAGAAAATGCAGTTCCAGAACGAATGCGGTCTTTTAATGATTGGCGATATTGAACAACATCATTTGCTGCCGCCTCGATTTGCTGATCGGTAACATTTTCTGGTATTTGTAATGCACCAGATGATTCAACTGTTGCACGAATATGCTGCGCGAGGGTCTGCGATTTATTGTCTACTCTGCCTGAATTGTAGTCATTTACTGCTGCCAGAATTACATTTGTTGGCTCATTCATCGTATCCACATCGGTAGTCTCCGGTGCTTCAACAATGTCTTCAGTTTCCGCTTCACGATCTTCCGCTTGCGAATCTAACTTTTGGTAAATTTGCTCAAGCTCGGATTCGTATGCATTAATATTTTTGTCAGTTCCTCCAGCAGCATACATTTTATCTAATTCTGAAGATAAAAATCTTGCTCGTTCCTGTGGCATCTCGACTTCAGTCTCTACAACTTCAAGAGATGGTTTTTCTGGTTCGCTTTCCATTGGATCGAACACAGCTTGCGTAGGATCAAACATGGAGCGAACGCGAAGTTTTCCATCTTGAACATCTACATACTCGGCAGGACGCAAAAGGTCTTGTTCGTGCAATTGCAGTTCCAGAGGCTCGACATTGCCTTGCGCGGCGAGTCGTGCTAGTTCGGCATCAACTTCCATGCCTTGAGCGAACTGCTCTGGAGTTTGTAATTCAGCAAATGGATTTTCAGCCGGGAGATAGTTTTGGACTGCTAGTTCATAGCTGAACGGCATCTTCGGCAATGCGGTTTCATCATAGCTATTGACACGATCCATGCGCCGGGAGCGGATCACAACATCGCGGCTATCCTGCCCTCTGCGTTTTGGCAATGTGGTTCTAGCTGGGTTAGCTTCGCGAGTTTCTTTGCGATAAACATTGAACAGGTCATTGATCCTATTCTTCATGTCCATCGCGACAGCAGGGTCTGGGTGCAAGCCAATATGCCCCTGCAAGCCTGCCTTGTGATTATGCAGGTATTGCCTGACAGAATCCCAGAACTTGGTCATGTCTCCACCCCACAGGCTCAAATTGCGAGGACGCTTTGCTGCCCATGCGTTCGCCTTATCGTGCATCCGCGACAACGACATTGTTGTCATCAAAAAATTGCCTTGCTTGTCAAACTGGAATCCAATTGGGATTTCAGTCCGCATCTGCGGTTGCAACGCACGATACTTCCCATCACGCAATGCCGCCTGATATTCGATCTCTACGATGCTTCCATCTTTGCGCCCCAAGATATCGTTAAAGAATGCAATCTTGCGTTTAAGCGATGGCGCAACGAGATCGTTTGGCAATGCATTGATTGCTGCAATCTGTGTTGGAGAAAGCGTCCCGCGATAATTGCCGTTGCCCGTGTCTTCCAACCTCACTCCAGAACCATCGTCTGGTGCTTCGTCAATAACTTTTCGGATTGCTTCACCACGCTTCTTTGCGCGGCGTTTGGATTCCCGTGGAGAAAGGATGCGCGGCGATCCATCGGCATTTCTGGCAATGCGCGTGTCAACAGAAATAGATGTGCCATCAGGCATCGCTTGAAGCGGGATGTCAGGCCCAAGTGAAATAGGATTGCCTTGCTCATCCACCAACTGACCATTTGCAAAGCGATAGTCGCTGACAAACGAATCAACTTTCGCGCCCGGAGGAACGACAATCTCTTGCGTCTGACCATCCGGGGTTGTCATTTTGACAACTTGTTCCTGCTCGAAAAAGTCAGAATGCTTGTAGCGTTCTTGCAAGACTCGATTAGTTGCCAACTCTGTCAAAGGAATCTCTGGCGCATCTTTTAACGGATCGGAATTATAAACCAATGACTCGTTCAAATCGCGCAATCCTCGTTGGTATTGGCGCATCATTGCCATTGCCTCTGGGTTTAATTGCGCCCCAATGACAGATGAGAATTGACCTTGGTCATCGACAACAACTCCATAATTACGCAAACCCTCTTTGATCCGCTTCAAAGCTCCGTTCTTTGTCTTGGTTTCAATCCAATCCACAACAGAACGACCAACGGAATCCAGATTGCCTCGCAAATTGCCTTGGATGCCGCCAGAAAGCCCTGCCAACTCGGACAGGTACTCTTCCTTCATGTAGTTCCTCAACTGATCCTGATTGGCAAATTGAGAAAGGAATGACGCGCCACCAGCAGAGTCCATTGCCGCCGCATACTGCAATGCAAATTTGTCCAAGTCTGCATCTGAAACAATGCCTTTGGAAACTGTTTCAAAAGTTCCATCAGGATTAAGAATTTTCTGGTCGAAAAGTTCTTTCCGAATCGGAGCGAGCATATCACGAACCTCTTGGAAGTTCGACAATGCGTGTTGCATTTCGTGATTAATGACTCGACCAAGATTCAATCCATCACGCCCCATTTGGGCAACCAGATCGCCATTGATAACGACTGTCGCGCCTTTCTGGTTCTGCAACTTCAAATGCTCTGGTTGACCAGTTCTTTCTGAAATCGCAAATCCTCTGGCAGTAGATGCCCCGGCTACATCTTGCAGATATTGTTTGATCGTTTGATCGGCTAGATTGAGCAGTTCCTGCTCTGATGGTGACAATCGAGGATTGCCCACAAGCTGACGAACTACACTCTCGGCATCGGTCAATGTCTTGCCATAAAGATCGCGATAGAAATCGTCCATTTGATCAGGACGAAGAACCTTGACTTGGATGTTATTCAATCCTGCCGCTGCGCCTGTGGTCTTTGCCAAGTCCATTGCATCAGCAAAGCTCAATTGTACCTGACGCTTGATTTCAGCCTCGGTCTGCGGAGTTGATTTATCCAGACCCTTCCTTTGCTGCGTGAAAAGATCGATTTGATCTTGGATTCGCTTCTCATCTTCTTTGCGAATCTGCGCGGCTTTTTTCGCTTCAAGATTTTTGATCTTCAGATCAAGAGCAGACTTAATGTTGTTGACATTCGACAACTCATCGATGCTGGACATCAAGGTCGGATCAGCAGTTTGAACGAATCGTTGAATATCGGCATCTTGATCCTTACGCAATTGAGCAGGATCAGGAGTGATTACGGCATCGATCTTTTCTGCAAGACCAGTTGTAGGATCAATCAATGCTGCACCACGCTCCATGAGCCTTGCGCCACTATATGCGCCAATGCCTGCGCCAACGCCAGCAGTATAGCCTAGATCGCGAGCAGTCTCGATATCTGGCAATCCTAGTGCCACATTCAGCACCGCACCATTGACGGCAGGCTGAATGATTGCGTTGGATTGGCGTACTGCCCAGTCTGCTGCTTTTGCTCGACCTTTGCCGCCCAATGCTTCAGGCCCGAATAATTTCTTGGTTAAATCTCCAGCAGTCGCAGCCCGTCCTGCTCGCTCAAACATTCCACGCCTACCCGGCCCAGCTTGCCCAGCAACATCTGCAATTGTTGTTGCAATACCTCTAGTCATCTTTGCTGGCAGCTTTGCTGGCAAAGCAATAAATGTATTAGCGGAAGACCTAACAAAAGTATCAGGATCACCAACTGTGTACTCTCCGATTTTGCGAGATGCGGTTTGAATTGCCTCAATGCCAGTTTCAACGCCACCAGCAGTTTTAGCCACTCCTTTTGCAAGCGGAGCAACAACACCTTTCAAGGCTAATTCGCCTGCCTTCTGCGTTACTTTACCTGTAGCTTGTCCAAATGCTTTTGTGACTGTATTTGTACCCGGCAATGAAAGCGGATTAGCTACATCAAAAAGCAAAGCAACATTTTCATTAATTTCTTCTTTCTTTAAACCAGATTCTTTTACTAGGTCTTCGTATGCTTTTTTAGCAAGTTCAGCTTCTTCTGGAGTCGCGCCTTGAGCTAATGCGGCAGCATATGCAAGTTTCTGTAATAATGGATTTTCCGACAATAAACGAGCGGCATGATCAGGATTGTCTTCGTATACTTTTTGAGAAAACTGACGCATCCCCTCGCGGAGCATATATTTTTCAAATCGTTCGTCTTTAGACCTTCCTAATAATTTGTCAGTAATATCACTACCAAACATTGCAAACCTTACGGCAGCATCTGCCGCTTCTTGTGATCCCTCGGCAACTCCAACTGCTCCCGATCTCCAAGTATTGCCTGCTACTTTTAATGTTTTCTCCGCTTCTTCTGGAGATTGCGACATTGCATCGATAGGTTTTAAGATGCCCTTGTAAATAAATTCACCAGCACCAGTTCCAAGTTGTTTTGCAATATTAATTCCAGTAGGAATAAAAGTAGAGATTGCTTCAGATGCTTTTTGCGTAAATGGCTTTTCTTCTTCAGCATCAAACAAAATGCGTTCTTGATCACGGGACAGTTCTTGACCAGATTGCTTCATTTGTTGAAGCGTGCCTACATCTTTAATTTTAGTAGGACTATTATCTAACTCATCTTCAGGAGGTCGCCATTGTTGATTTAGATTTTTATCTAACTCATCTTCAGGAGGTTGCCAAGCCATATTATTTTTTAGTACCCAAATCTCCGTTAAAATTATATCTTTGTCCAGATTTTAATTTTGACCACTCTTCTTGTGATTTAATTAAAATCGGTGCATTTTCTTGAATTGGTTGAAAATTAGTTTGTTTTTCAGTTTTTAACAAATTTTTTTCATGTGCTTCTAATTTATTTTGCACATCTGTTGCCCTTTTTTCTATATCTTCAAGAACTTTTAAATATTTTTCTTTGTGTAAATTCTTAACATCAAGACTGCCTTGAAGCGAAGTTAACATTTTAAGTTCAGCATCTGATAATGCACCAAGACTTCCTCCTGCCGCTTTTAAATCTACCAATTCTTGGAAACCAATAATTCCTTTTATAGTTTCGTTAAGTGATTCAACTGTACTAGCATCAGTTGGAAATGGAAGTTTTGACAATAAATTTGCCATGCCTCCAACGCCGGGACTTACACCTCCAATAATTCCACGAATTTCAGAAATTGCTTTTTTTAATGTTTTTGCCCTATCAATTCCAACTTCAACTGTTTTAACTTGCTGCTCAACAGGCACAGCAGGAACATATGTTGTAGTAACAGTCCCGTCCTTATTAGTCACTTGTTTCAGTACCATTCCTTTAGGAACTTTCTCCATTGGAGATGGTTCATCTTCTGTAATTCTTACATAATGCAAGCGTGTTCCCTTTTCGCCTTTTTCAATATCAATTGTAGCCTTAACGCCTAGTTGTTGCTCTAAAATCTTCTTTGCCATTCGCGCATCGGCAGCACTTTTAAATGGTCTGCCAGTTAATGAACTTTCAGCACGATATCTATACTCTTCTTCAGTTTCCTGAATTGGTTCAGCAATCAATGTTTCTGAAGGCGCAGCTTCAGGTAATGGTACTTCAACAGGTATTGCTTTTCTAATTGGTATTCCTTCCGCTCCAGATACAGGTACTGTTTCTAAAGTTTCTCCACCTACTACTGCTTTCCCAAGGCTTTCTGGATATGCATACTGTGCTTGTTCTGGAACTTTTACTGGAGGTAATGAATATCCTTCTTCTTGTGTTGGAATAGGAGTAATGGCACTTATATTAGAAAAAATTCCTTGTTCTGAAGCGGGTTTAGAATCAATTACAGGTGGATTGCTTAACCCAGCTAAAGCACCTTCAATTTTTTTAACAGAACTTGAAAGTCTTTTATAATCCATTAAAGCACTTTCAGGAATAGCCCCAAGACTTGCAAGCCGTTCAAGCTCTTGAATATTATTTTCCTTTAAGGCTTTTTCGGCTTCCCATTTTACTGATTTTGGGAATGAACTAACAAGTTTTTGTTTTGCTTCATCAAGAGATTTTTGCCTGTCTTGCAAAGCAACTTCAACTTTTTGTTCTTTTAATTGCGTAGCAGACGATACATCTGTAGATGGAATAACCTGTTCAGAAACAGATGTGTTATCAGATGGTATTTCTTCTGGTTTTTTATTAAGATTTGGTCTATAAAAGTCACCCCAGTTTATTTCACCAGACTCAACAGCATCAGTATCTTCTTTTTCTTTTAAATCTTCATTTTTTGCAGTTGCCGCTTGGACTTGTTGACCAAGCAAACTTAACCTTGCTTGCTTTATAAGTTTTTCTTCTTCTGTTGGAGTAGCTTTAATTTGAGCAAGATGAACATCTCGTAAATATTTAAGTGCTTCATCATCTTTTTTCTCTTCGCGTTCACGCTTTTTGACATAAGCAGTCGTGATGCCCTCCAATGCTGCACCTGCTCCTTTACTCACGCCTTCAATCGCGCCAAGACCTACTAATTCTTCTCCAGCAGAACGGATTTGAAATGGTTTATCTTCTCTAAAAGATAATGCCGTGTGCTGGATACTTGCAACAGGACGCATCCCGGCAAGCGGAGATTCGCTTCGGATTGTCGCGAATTGCGGTGAAAAAGAGTAGGATTCTGATGCCATGTTACATTCCTCCGAATTGTAGCCCGGATGCTGTTGGTAAAGTGAAACGATTCGTTGATTGTTGGGTTCCTCCGGTTCCTACATTCGATGCCATTGCTTGAGGAATGCCCATTTGTCCTGCGCCGGGCGCATTAGTAGCAGCAGGCCCAGCAACACCACCAGCACCACCAGCGGCAGCAATCTTTTGTTGTTGTGCAGTCGCCATATTGTAGCCAGACCCAGCGACAGCAGTCTGTCCTGCGCCTTGAGCGGCTTGCTGATCTAGCTTTTGCTGATTCTCTGCCATTGACTGAAAATTCTTTTGAAGATTGCTTTCAGCAGAACGACGAAAATCTGCGGCTTTTTGATTTTCAGCTTGGATAGCTTGTTGACGCTCACGCTCAGCTTTCTCTGCGGCAAGACGCTTCTGCTCTGCCTCTGCGGCTTTTCGAGCGGCTTCCATTTGTGCCTGCATCTGCGCTTGCTGTGCCTGCATCTGCGCTTGCATTTGCGAGTTTTGATCTGATGATTGACTTCCGCCACCACCACTAGATTTTTTTCTTCCGCCTCGTCCACCCATAATTATGTTCCTCCGAATTGAAGACCAGTTGTTTTAGGCAAAGCAAAAGCATTGCTTGCCGTTGGTTTGTTTAATTCTGTAGTTGGCAAATTTGCCATTGCACCCATGTCAATAAGTGCTTTTTGTCGAGCCGCTCCTAAATTGTATCCGCCACCAGTTGCAGCAGTTCCTGCCGCCATTTGAGCTTGTCGTTCTTGCTCTAGTTTATTCTGGTCAGAAATTTGTTGAATATTAGAAAGAGCAGACAACTCTTCCTGCGCCTTTGACTCTTGCTGGCGACGAAGTTGTTGAGCGGCGGCATTCTGTGATTCAATTGCCGCTTGCCGCTGCTGTTCTTCAACACGCTTGCGTTCGGCTTCATATGCTGCTTGTTGCTCTTGATACATTTGCATCTGTTGCGCCATCTGCTGATTAAACATAGCTTGCTGCATTTGCATCTCTTGCGCTCGCAGATTTTGTTCTGCTCTAATTTGGCTTTTACTTGGGCCGCCTCCGCCACCAAACATACCTCCCATTTTATTATTTCCTTTCTTTTTATTTTTATACCCCGCCAAACTTTATGTTTGACATATCGGGCATTTGAAAAGTATTTGCCGCAACGCTTTTGGTTGTTGCTGTTGCAGGTTTGTAAATATATTCGGCAGGCATAGAAGAAAGTGCAGTTGTATCACCAACTTGACTTTGTGCAAGTGCAGTTGTTGCTGGAGCAGTCGTTGTTGCTTGAGGTGATTGACTAACTTGAGCAGGAGCAGTAGTTGCAGTTGGATAAATTTCTCCTTGAGTACGCAAATTTGCTAATTTAGCTTGCTGTTGTTGACGCATATTCCCCAACATTTGTTGTTGTTGCGCGAAGTATTCAGGATTGCTGCTCAACCCTTTTGTCATTGGCGTATAACTGCTGCTTCCTCCACCTAAATTCCATTGCAATTTCCCGTAATTTTTATCCAAAGTAAATGGCTTTTTGCCAGCAATCATACTGGTTGGCAAAATTCCCATTGGATCCATAATATTAAGAGGATCAACAACTTTATTAACTGACCTCCAGAACTTTCCAGACATTCCTCCCGGCCCTTTTAGTCCTGTTTTAGAAATAATTAATCCACCCATATTAAATTCCTAGTTTTGCTCTAGCCTCCAAACATAATTCCGATCCGGGTTCAAATAACCTACACGCTTGTGGTCTGCAATTATAAACAGAACACTTAACTTTAGTTCCTACCTCACCTTCCAAAGCAACGCATCTATTATTTTCTGTCTTCATTAGCGGGTAGTCGGTTCGTTGCATTTCAATAGGAATGCCAATTGCGTCTGATCGATCTCGTTTGAAGATCGGCCATGACCACTTAAAACTGCAACAGGCTCCACATTTTTCACAATCATAGTTCGTCACATTCCGTACATTTTACCAACGCCACCAATTGCGCTACTAGCTAAAGTTTTTGCCGCATTACCCCAAGCATCGTAGACTGCATTTTCGCCAGAACTGCGAATTTGGAATGGCATATTCGGCATGAAATTCAAGCCTTCTTTTTGATTCTTCTGAAGCATTTCAAGCATCTTCAAATATTTCTCTGCTTGATCTTGACTTTGCATCGCATTCGACTCGGAAGAGTCGAAATTAATGCCTCTGATGCCTTCAGCAAATGCTCCAAGACCTTGTGCTATTCGTTTATTTTGAGCTTGAGATGCATCAAAAGCAGCAAGGTCTGCTGCGGTTGCCCGTGTTGCTGGACGAACTTCTGCTTGTGGGTTGAATGCTCCACCCGGCGTTGTACTTGTTGCTGAATTTGCTCCTCCCATATTATTTCTCCTTCCATTCAACAGGTCGAAATCCCAGATCGGGAATTACGATATCTTCGTAGGGTGCTAAATGTGAAATGTTGCTGATTGTTGCTTTTAACTTCGGACAATGCACATGACTGCCCTGATGCCGATCAACGCAATTCAAACAGGTCGGATAGAAGTCGGCATTCTGTGATTTATCTGGGTTGTTGACCCATTGCTTTGCGCTTGTGTGAATGTTGATCCGCTCAACATAACGAGTCGGATCAGGCTCGACATTGTTATCGATCAGATACTTGAAGATGTCGTGATCCATCCAGCCGTGCATGGGGTATAAACTCACAGGACTGCCCTCTGCGTAGCGAATTTCCTGCGACAATGGTACATGACCCTTGATCAAATCTGTATCGGAATTTTTCGTTCCAATCCACACCGATTCCCAAGGCCAATTGAAAGTGCCTGTTGGGCGTTTCAAGAAGTCATCAACGCCACACATGAATTTCTCGCCTTCCTTTGGACGCTCGGTTCCTAAAGATAGCACAACTGCTTTGGTTCCCCATTGAAAGTAGTGAAGGAGATCAAAACGAACCTCGCCAGTCTCGGTATCAGGCCCATCTGCGAGCGCATATCGACTAGCCGGGTACTCGTAAACAGTCAAGTTCCATTCTTTAATTAATCGGTCTGAATAAGCGTAGCGTTCACGAAATTTAGGTTGGCGGAACTGGATTACAGGAACGTCAATTCCAGCTTTAAAACGAAGCAAGTGCAGCATGGCAGTTGAGTCCTTGCCCCCACTCCACAAAACAACAGAGTTGGGCCAATTTTTAGCCCATAGCTTTGCTTTTTCAATCGTGCTTTCAACAAGTTTCGTCATATGATAATTGCTGCCGCGCCAATAGCCGCCCCACCTAGTGCTGCGCCACCACCAATCAATGCGCCTTTCATTTGATTCTGTGACTGCGCCCGTTGGCTTGCCGCATCATAAAGTGCTTGCTCGTATTGCTGTCGATTTGCTCTAGAAGTTTGCTGTAAATTCAAAATCTCACCCATGTTTTTGGAAAGATAATCAAAAGCATTCTGCCTAGCTTGCCCAAGTCCTTCACCCATTGATTGCGCCCCGGCAAAAATGTTTTTTTGCCAGTCTGCCATAGCACCAAGATTTGCCGCTTCTGCCGCCATCCTGCCGCCAATTAACGCGCCGGGGTCTAGTCCTCCCATTGGTTTTGGTTGAGATTGAAGAAAACCTTGACGAATGTTGATGTCTTCTAAAATTCGCCTTCTGCCTTCTTCAGTTGACATATCAGCAAGTGCTGATCGACCAAAAGTACTGGAAGGATCAACGCCTGTTGCGTAAGAAGCGGCAATACCTTTGTTCTGCAACCACTCATCCATTAAATTTTTAAAAGCAGGAGCAGATGTGGCTTGCTCAATTTGTTCTGGCAACTGGTAGCGCATACGAGCAGTTGCAGGAGAAAGCATTTGCTCAAATCTACGGGATGTAGCCTCGTTACTTAATCCAAACTCTGCTGCCTGACGAGATGTTTTATCTGCATCAAAAGTTTGCATGAGAGGTTGCGTTTTGGAATAAAGATCAAAAAGCTGACCTTGAGTTTGCAATCCTGCAATTTGACCTTCCAAAGCACCACGGCCCATTTCTTGTTTTTGAGATAATAAAGCACCTTCCTGACTCATATCAGGACGACTCATATATCTGCCAGCTTCAACTGTTGCTACACCTCCCATAAATTATTCCTTTCGTTTAAGATAATAGATTTCACGATTCATTCGTTCCAGTCCAAGTTTATCCATGATTTCATTAGTAAATGTAGGTCGATCTGCAATTAATGGAACTCCAATATAGCTCGGCCCTCCAGTAAATTGATTATGAACTCGCCAATCATGCATCACTTGTACAACATCTCTTGGAGTTGTAAAGTCAGGGTGGAAAGCTGGATAGATAGTTGGAATGAATACATGATCACTATAGCCAATTAGCTTATTGTCTCGGTAATGACCATAAACATTAATTTGAGGATGATCTACAACTTGATGATCAAATGTTTCCGCGAAATCAACAAGCTCAAGAAACTCTCCAGAGTCTTTAGGAATTAATTTATATTCAATAGGTGATCTCATGTATTTATTAGTTGAAACCTACGAACACATCGTCAGGTACTGGGCCTTGCTTAAACCCAGTATACTTTGACCCAATTTGATCCAAAACATCTTGCCGATCTTTGTATGTGCCACACAAGGCACATGGCAAGCAGTTGTTTTGATTTTTTTCAAACGGAATTGACGAGTAAACCGGGACGATGAATTCATCGGCAAACGGACTAATGAACTTATTTGGAAAGTTCGTCAATCTTATTTTTGCTTTATCGATACTTGGCATATTAGCAAGGATTGTTCGCTTTGAATTCTTGTGCGGCGTTTGTCGCGGCTTGCTCGGCTAGCTTGCTCGCCTCTTCCTTCGCATGACTATAAGAAACAGTTGAAATAAAAGATGCGCTTGCGGTAGCTGAAATAGTCTTACTGCTACTAGTACAAGACAGAGTCACAGTCTTGTAAACCTTCGCGCTCCAAGTCTGCTGATTAAGCGAAATATTTTCATATGGGCTAGGCTCAAGATCGATAGTAAAATTCTCGCCATTTGAACCAACGACACATGACTTCGTTTCGTTAGCTTGAGGGATTCCTGTGGCTTTCTCGCTCCAAGGATCGATAAACAACCGCACGATCTCAATTCCCATTTCGCCACACCATTCGACAAGAATTGAAAAAGCCTTGTCAACATCGTTGGTTAATGGGCTTTCGCAGGTTTCATACGATGGGAGCCTGCCAGCAGATTCTGTGATCAACCTGCGATATTGAGTGTTGAGAAACCCAACATTATTAATCTGCTCTTCGTAATCTGATCCTTTATACTGCCACTCGTTCGTAACTGCCAAAATCCGCTGGTTCAAGATTGGCAGATATTTTCCCTTGCTGCCTTTGTAACTTACTTTGACATCAACTGTGCCGCCGATCTCTGTAGCTTCAATTTCAGAGTAAATAAACTGCTTTAAATCCATGCCGTCTCCGAGCAATGGAGTTTCTAACTGGCAATAAATCCGATTGTATAATTCCGTTGTAGACCCATCAGGATTGATTTGAAGATAAGAATCGTAGCGTTCTGGCTGAAATGCCTCCCAGAGATGATTGTACGAACCATCAGCAGTCGGAGCATAGTCAATAGAAAATTGAAAGCATCGATTTTGATTGTCGATCTTGCCAGTTGTCCATTGCACCGGGCGAGTACCAGTCCATACTCCTGCCCATGCTGGTTGCCTTGCCGCGCCCCATTCTGCTGCTGGCGCATAGTCCATTACCATCGTGTCAGTATTTAGCTTTGACAAGTATGGAACGGAGTACATGAGATAGTTCTCAAATGAAACCGCACAAATGTTGGAAGGATCGCCATCCATCAATCGTTTCGTTCGCGCCATCTCGATGTCTTTAAACAAGACCTGCGATGAGAGGTAGCTTGCTGCCGCCACATCCGCCGCGACAAGTCCGCCATCCGAATACCACCACATCTGCCCTGCTTGGAACGCAATTGAGCGAGATGCTACACAACCAACAGTCGGGTAAAGCGTATTTTGAAAATTAGCAGTAGTCGGCCATTGGGAACGATCCAAAATTCCGCTTGCAAGGGAATAAGTAGCCCGATCTGTAAAAACGATCAAACGAGTAGATGTGTCCTGACCTACATACGAAACAAGACCTGTGACTGGTCGCACAAAAGCAAAGTCTCCGCGCCCAGTTCCTGTCTTGCGTTCCTCCCACGAGGTTGGATCGCCAAGATCGGATGCAAGAACAATATTCTTTTCGGCGATCCACATCCGATTGCCAGAATATGCCATGTGAGTCCCAGTTGGAATGTTGTGATCCTGATTGCCAACCTTGTCAGACCCATC